TTAAACCACGTTGACGTGTAACCCGTGTTGCACCAGCACATCCCCCAGGGTGTTGGTCTGCGAACTGTTGTGGTAAACATCAAACTGCACGCCATCCACTTCGCGCTGCCCGCTGACCTGCCAGATATCGCCCTGTCCTTTCACCAGATTCACCTGGTCGCCGTTGCTGCCTTTGATCAGCAGATCGTCTTCCGGTTTGTCGGTGATGGTCAGCGCTTCGTTGAGATCGAGGGTGATGGCGTTAGTGCCGGACTGGCCCAAATCGAAAATTTCGATGTTGTGCAATTTGCCGGTCAGCGCGGTGAGGTCGAGAGTCATATTGATGCCGTCGAGCATCAGGGTATCGGTGCCCGCCCCCGCGTCGATGGAGGTAAAGCCCAGCGTCGAAAGGTGGATGGTATCGTTGCCCTCGCTGCCCTGAAGCATCTCCCCGCTCTGGTACGTTCCGTCGGCCAGATCGATACTCACGCCGCCAATGGTGAAGCTGCTGAGTTCGCTTTCGGTGGTGGTTTGCGGTTCAGCAAATACGGCCGCATCATCCCGCGCCAGGGTGGTTGTCTGTTGTTCCTGAGTCGCCGCTGGCTCCTGCTGTACATCAGCAGTTGCCGCCAGCAGCGAGAAGGTTTCCGCATCGGCCTGGGTGACGGTGAAGCCCGCTGGCGGCTCGGTGGAGATGATATTGCCGCCCAGCCCCACGTTCAGATAGCCGGTGTTACCCGCCACATCGGTGGAGTAGATCGTCAACACACTGGACAGCGACAGCAGTTGCAGAATATTCAGCCCCAGACCAAGATTCGCCGACCAGTTGCCGTTGGCATCGGTGATCGCCGTGGTGGTGACGGTGTTATTCAGCAGCGACAGATGCACCACCGCGCCAGGCCCCAGGTTGCGCGAGCCGCCGTTCAGGGTCAGCCCTTTCGACAGCAGCGTCAGCAGGTTGAGCGATTGCAGGGCATTGAAGGTCAATTCCGGCGTAGTGAGTTTCACCGTCACATCGGTACTGGTGCGGTTGACGTTACCCACGCTGTCGGTGACCGCCACGCCCACTTTCAGCGCGCCGTTTGCCAGCCCGCTGAGCACATTGCTGCTCAGTGCCAGCGACCAGGTGCCGTCCGGATTGACCGTGGCGTTATACGGCGTATTCCCCAGGGTCACCACCACACTCGCGCCGGAGCCTGAACCGGTAATTCGCCCGCTGAGGATCTGCCCGGAGCTGGCTTCGCTCACGTTCAGGTAGTTATCGTTGCCAAACAGCGAGGTCAGCGAGATGGTCGGCAGCAGGCTGGTCACTACGTTCAACAGCCCGCTGGTATTGGCGCTGTTGCCTGCGGCGTTGGTCAACGAGGCGTTAACCGTCAGCGTGCCGTCCAGCAGTTGACCGAGATCGGTTTGTGAAACCGGAATCGACCATCTTCCGTCTGCGCCTACCGTCGTCTGATAGGTTTTACTGCCTAATGTCAGGTTGACCTGCGCACCGATGGCATTGCTACTGCTGCCGGTGATCACTTTGGCGCTCAGAATATCGGTGGCGTTCAGGCCGCCGTCACCGAACAGCGGATCGAGGATAATCGACGGCAGCGCAGCGATAGAGACCAGCAGATTTTGCGTGCCCTGCGCCAGGTTGCCCACTGCGTCCTGGGCGGTTACCGATATCAGTTGGCTGCCATCCTGCAAGCCCTGCAATACTGAGCCGGGCAGCGACAACTGCCAGCTGCCGTCCGCCGCAATAGTAGTGCGCAACGCCAGCGGTCCGACATTCACGGTAACCTGCGTTCCCGCCGCCAGATTGGTGGAGCTGCCGCTCAGGATCTGGTTGGTCAGCAGATCGGTCAGGCTCAGGTTGCCGTCGCCAAACGGCGTATTAACGGTCAGCGTCGGCACGGCATTGATAATGCTGTTCAGCACTTTGTTGCCGGTTGCCACGTTGCCCGCAGCATCCTGCACCGTCGCAGTGACGTTAAGTGCGCCATCCGGCAGCAGGCGCAGCACATCAGGCTGGACCTGAACCGACCAGACGCCGTTATTGATGGTGGCTTCCAGCGGCGCAGCGTTGCCGATCCGCACCAGCACCGTTCCGCTGGCGAGATTGCCCACCGTCCCGCTGATCGTCTGGGCGACGCCGGTTTCCAGCGCGTTGAGTAAACCGTCGCCAAACACGGTATCGACCACGACCGTCGGGAGGTTGGTCAATCCGATGGTGATCGGCGAGCTACCCGGCACCTGGCTGGTATTGCCATTCGGCGTGGTGATAGTCACCGTCGGGGTAAACACGCCGTCCGACAGCAGCGCCAGCTGGGTCGGGCCGACGTTAATGGTGAACGCCCCGTTGCTGGCGACCAAGCCGGCGAAGGTTCTGCCGCCGATATCCACCGAAACGCTGGAGCCCGCTGGCGCATTGCCTACCACGCCGGTAATGGTCTGGGTTGCCAGCGCATCTACCGCATTCAGCAGGCCGTCGCCAAATGTCGTCAGGGTGTTCAGCACCGGTTGCAACAGGTCAAGACGCAGCGTGTTTTCCACGTCAGCGACGTTGCCGTTCTGGTCAGTGGCTGTAATGCTCACCGGAACAATCCCGCTACCCACGGTTTGCAGAATATCGCGAACTTCTGGGGTTAACGCCACCGACCAGCGGCCATCCGCGCCGACCGTAGTGGTTAACAGCGGCGCATTGCCGATACTGATATTCAGCGTCTGGCCCGCCAGCCCGGTCGCCGTACCGCTCACCAGCCCGGACAGCAAGTCAGGAATGCTGAGGGTGCCATCGCCGAACAGTGGATCGAGCGCCAGAGTCGGCAGATTACGCAGCGCCACCGTCAGGCTGATGGTGTCCGACACCACGTTGCCAAAGGTATCGCTGACCGCTACCTGGAGCGCCGCCGTACCGTCCGGCAGCGCGGCCAGCACCGCCTGCGGCAGCGTCACGGCCCACTGGGTGCCATTCAGCACCGCCTGATAGGTGTTGCCCGCCAGGGTGACCGCTACGCCTGCCACGTTTTCCACCGTGGAGAGCGTCCCGGTCACCAGCTGATCGGTGGTGCTGTCCAGCACGTTGATAATGTTGTCGCCAGCCGCAATCACATCGCCAATCACCGGCAGATCGCTGAGCGCCAGCCGCACGTCAATGATTTCGTTGGTGGTGTTGCCGTTAGCGTCGGTGACGTTCAGTTGCAGAGAAACGGTATCGGTGAGGATCTGCGACCAAAGCTCCGGCGGGAAATCAATAGCGAAGCGGCCATCCGGCCCGACGGCCACCACCGGCAGCGTGATATCGGTGCCGATCAGCGTCGCTTCCACCGTTGCGCCGCGATAATTCCCGGTAATGGTGCCGGTCAGGGTCTGGGTGAGCAGCGATTCGGCCACGTTCAGGATGCCGTCCCCGCCGATCAGATCTTCTACCACCACGCCCAGCCCGCGGTTGAGCGCGACGTTAAGCGCCACGTTATTGGTTGAGGTGTTGCCCGCCGCGTCGGTAGAGGTAATGGAAATCACCTGCGCGCCGTCGAACAGCGTGGTGAGATCCAGGTCCGTGGAGTTTATGGTCCAACGTCCGTCCGGCCCGACCAGCGCATTGGCGACCAGCGGTCCAACACGCACTGTCACCGTTTCACCTGGATCGCCCTGTCCGCCCAGCAACACGCCAGGGATCGCCGTCGCCGTGGTCAGCAGCGCAGGCACGCCCAGGGTATCCACCACCAGTAGCGGCGCGTCTTTGTCGACGGTAATCGGACGCACTTCCGAATCCGGGTTGCCTGCCACATCGGTCATCGAAGCGGTAACGTCCAGCGTGCCGTTCGGCAGCGCCGCGACCTGCGCGGGCGTCAACGTGACGCTCCAGTTGCCCGCGCTGTCGACGGTGCTGTACAGCGTTTGCCCGTTCAGGGTAACCGTCACGGTACGGCCCTGCTCGCCAACCGCAGTACCGGTAATGATCAACGGTTGATTGCTTTCGCTTGCGCTGATTACGTCATCACCCGAAATCGCATTGATGGTGACGGTAGGCGGCGTGGTATCGACAATTACGCTGGTGTTGCCGGTGGTCACCGGTTCGGCGACGGTGGTGCCAATGACGGTATAATTGGTCTGCGCCGCAAATACCGCCGACGGCACGTCAAGCGTCCAGTCCCCGTTAGCGTCAATCACGGCATTGCCGACCTCGACGTCGTTGACGGTTATCGTCACTTCCTGCCCTGCCGCAAAGCCGGTGGTGCGCCCGGAGATCGCCACCGTCTCACCGCTCAGTTCGCTGGCGTTCAGGTAGCCATCAGAGCCTGGCGGGTTGATGGTGACGCTGTATTCCGGCGGCTGGTTGTTGATAGCAACGTCGATTGCCGGTGAGGTCGCCGGGTTCTGCGCCCGGTCGCTGACGGCCGCGGTAATGGTGGTATCGCCCGGCGTGAGCAGCGCCATTTGCTGCGGCGTCAGTTGCAGCGACCAGCCGCCGCCAGACTGCACGGTGGTGGTGTACTGCTGATTGCCCAGCGTCACCGTCACGATTTGCCCCGCTTCGACGTTGGTGGTGGTGCCGCTAATGGTCTGGAGCTGCTGGCTTTCTTCAAAGCTCAACGCGCCTTCACCAAAGGGCTGTTCCACGGTGATGGTGGGTGGGACGATCGCAATGTTCACCGGTACGGTGGTGCTGCCGGTATTGTCCGCCCCATCGGTAATGGAAACCACCACGCTCTGCGGGCCGTTCGGTACGGTATCAAGGCTATCCGGGCCCAGGTCGAGAGTCCAGCTATTGCCAGACACGTCTGCGGTGAACTGCACGCCGCCAATGGTGACGGTGACCGTGGTGCCTTCCGGTACGCTGGTAGTCAACGCGCCGCTCAACTGGGTGGTGCCATCCGATTCCGCCACGTTCACGTAGCCATCGGTAAAGATCGGGGTGTTAATGGTGACGGTGGGCGGCGTGAACGCGGCGGTAAACGGCACCTCCAGCGGCGTCTGGTTGCCATACTGATCTTGGGCGATAACCGTGATGGAGTGCGGGCCATTTTCCAGCGACTGCAACGCGCCCGCAGGCAGTGGCACGCTCCAGGTACCTTCCGGCGTCACGGTTGCCACATAGCGAGCGCCATCCACGTCGATAGTGACGGTGACGTACTGGTTCGGCCCGGTTACGCCGGTCGTCCCCGTCAGCGTCAGTGGACCAGCGGCTTCGGCGATATTCAGGAAGTCATCATCGCCGAACAGGCTGGTGATTGCTGGCGTCGGCAGCGCGGTCTGTACCTGATAGGTTAAGTCGGCGGTATCGCTGTTCAGCGCGGCGTCGGTCACTTCCACAGTCATGGTCGGCGTGGTTCCCGTCGCCAGACCGGCAAAGGCGGTGGTGGGCAGCGTCACGCTCCATTCGCCACGTTCATTCACGGTGCCGACGTAGTCTTCGCCGTTAAAGGTGAGCGTCACGGTTTGCCCTGCGCCGGTCACGCCCGTAGAACCACGGATCACCTGCGGCGTCTGGGTTTCAGCATAGTTGAGCACGCCGTCGCCAAACGGGGTCATAAAGGTCGCCACTGGCACGGTGTTGATCACTACGCCAAAACTGCTGTTGCCGGGGGAGGTGTTGCCCGCTACATCGGTGACCACTACCGTCACCGGCAGCGTGCCGTCCGGTAATGCGTTCAGCTGTTCCGGCGTCAGCGGCAGCGTCCAACTGCCGTCCGGGTTCACCGTGGCAATCTGCGCCGGGCCGTTGTTAATGCTCACGGTCACCTGAGCGATATCTTCCGCCGCCAGGCCGGTAGTGCCGCCCAGCGCGCCGCCTGCGTCCGCTTCATCGCTATTGAGCGTGCCGTCGGTAAACGGCGGGGTCAGGGTCGGCACCGGCAGCGCGTCGGTGCGCACCTCGAAGGTTTCCACCGGGCTGGTGTTGGTGTTACCCGCTTTGTCGGTTACGGTCACGGTGACATCGTAAGCGCCATCCACCAGGTTTTGCAGCAGATCGGCTGGAAGCTGTACCGTCCAGTTGCCCTGGTCATCCACGGTTCCGGCAATCGGTGCCAGCCCTTCAATATTCACTACCACGCTCTGACCGCTGCCGGTAATCCCGGTGGTGCCGGTCAGGGTCTGGCCAACGCTGGCCTCTGCCTGGTTCAGGTAGCCATCGGTAAACAATTCATCCGGCAACGTTGCCTGCAACTCGGTTAGCAGCAATTCAATATTGGTGCTGGTGCTGGCCGGGTTGCCGTAAGCGTCTACGGCTTCAGCAGTCAGTACGTATTGCCCGCTTGCAAAGTTGTTGAATTCACCGGTGTCGATGGTGGCGGTCCACACTCCGCCAGTAACGATCCCGGTTCCCAACTGTGTTTCGCCAAGATAGATAGCAACCTCAGTGCCATCAGCGAGCCCGGTGGCGGTCCCGGTGATTTCGCCACCCGCGTCCGCCTCATCAATATTGACCAGGTTATCATCGAACACTGCGTTCAGCGTCAGGGTCGGCAGCACCGTGCCCACATCGAGCGGCAGCGGTTCGCGCGTTTCGTTGCCTTGCGGATCGGTAACGACCACTTCCAGTGCATTCGGCCCCTGATCGAGCGCTTTCAGATCCTGCGACGGCAGCGTCAGTTGCCAGCTTCCGTCGATCCCCGCCTGGGTGGTGATGGTGTTGCCATTAAGCGTCAGCGACACCGTCGATCCCGCCGCGGTGGTGCCGGTGAGTAGCTGATCAGCACCCGCTTCGGCCAGGTTCAGACGGCCATCAAGGTAGAATCCTGTTTCGTTGATGATGACGTCAGGGCCGCTGGTATCAACGGTAATCGAATAGCTAATCGTCGCTTCATTCAGCGCCGGATCGAGCGCCGTGACCACCAGGTTATAGCCTTGATCGGCGAGCGCCTGAAGATCGGCTGGCTGAATAGTGGCCTGCCATTTGCCGTCCGGGCCAATGGTCGCGGTGTAATTGCCATCGCCAAGGGTGATGTTCACCAGGGTGCCCTGCGGCAGGTTGCGCGATCCGCCGGTCACGATCAGCGGCAGATCCTGCTCCTGGGCGTTGATCACATCGTCCCCGGCCACCACGTCCACCGTCAGGCTCGGCTGATTATCCGGGCTGGCGATGAAATTAACGGTACGGGTGGTGCTAGCCGGGTTGCCTGCGGTATCGGTCACCGTAGCGGTGATCACCTGCGGACCGTCGGCAACCAGCGCCAGATCCGTGGCGAACACATCCACCGTCCAGCTACCGTCAGCCAGTACGGGGGCGCGATACTCTACGCCATTCAGGGTCAGCACCACTTCGCGGCCCGTCTCGACAAAGGTGGTGGTGCCGGAAAGCGTGACCAGATCCTGCGCTTCAGTGGCGTTGATGTAGTCGTCGCCGGACACCGGATCCAGCGTCAGGGTCGGTGCGCTCAGCGGATCGGTGTTTAACGTGAGGGTTGCGGTTTCAGTCGTGCTGTTGCCCACCGCATCACTCGCCGTGACGGTCACCGTGACCGGGCCGTCCGGCAGATTGCTCAGCGCGTTGGCCGGAATGGTCGCGCTCCAGATATTCCCTTCCTGGATCAGCGCGCTGTATTTCTGGCCGTTGAGATCGACGATCACGTACTGCGCCCGCTCAGGGTCGAACGGCCCTGCGGTACCGCTGATGACGATCTCCTGTTTCGCCTCGGCGATGTTGACGATGTTATCGCCCGCGATAGGTGCAATAGTCAGCGTCGGCGGCGTGGTATCAACTTGCAGGCTGCTTTCCAGGGTGTTGCTGTTGCCTGCGGCATCGGTGGCCGTGACCAGCAGCGCGTTCGGGCCTTCAGCCAGATCCGCCAGCGCGGTACCAGGAACCGCCACGCTCCAGTTGCCGTTGGCGTCTACGGTGGCGGTCAGGGTAGCGGTGCCCAGCGTGACGGTGACGGTCTGCCCTGCGCCGTTTACGCCGGTAGTGCCGCTCAGCGCTCCGCCGCTCAGCTCGCTGCCGCTGACGATACCGTCGGTAAACGGCGTATTGAGCGTCGGCTCTGGCGTCTGGTGGGTCAGTACGTTGAAGCTGTGGGCGGTGGAAATCGGGTTACCATCGGCATCGATGCCCGACACGGTGAGCGTCGCGGTGCCGTCGGCCAGCGCGGCGGCATCCGCCTGCGGAACCAGCGCGCTCCATGTGCCACCTGCCGTCACGGTCGCCGGGTACTGTTTGCCGTTCAGGGTTACGGTCAGCACGGTGCCTTCCGTAAGATTGACGCTGTTACCGGTGATGGTGAATCCATCGGCCAGATCGGCAACGCCGAGGATGTTATCGCCGGTGATCGGATCGAGGGTGAGCGAGCTGGTGTCGAGATTCACGGTGAAGGTCCGATCCGCGCTGGCCGCGTTGCCTGCCGCATCGGTGACCGTCACGGTCAACGTTTGTTCACCATCGGCCAGCGCGCCGATTGCCGCTTGCGGCACCGCCACGCTCCAGCGCCCGGCGGCATCCACAAAACCGGTCCAGCTCCCAGCGTTAATCGTCACGGTCACTTCGCGCCCGGCTTCCACGTTCAGGGTATAACCGGTAATCGTCACGTCTGCGAGCACTTCGCCCGCATCAAGAATATTGTTGGTGGTTACCGGATCGATCACCACGCGCGGCTGCTGTTGCGGATCGGTATCCACGGTAATCAGATGGGTAATGGTCGTGGCGTTGCCCGCACCGTCGGTGGCGGTAACGGTCACGGCGATCGGGCCGCTCGGCAGCGCCTGGAGATCCTGCGCCGGGATCGGCAGTTCCCAGCCGCCCAGCGAGCCGGTAATGGTCTGATAGGTTACGCCGTTAATCACGATGGTTACCGGCTGACCGCCTTCCGCTCCGGGCGCAAACCCGCTCAGCGTTTGCTGTACGCCCGCTTCCGCCACGTTGAGAATATCATCACCGGTAAACGGCAATACCGTTACCGTTGGCGGCGTGACATCCACCGTAAAGCTTTCGTTGATCGGTACCACGTTACCCGCCGCATCGGTGACGGTGACCACCAGCGCAACTGGAGAAGCCGCGTCGGTCAGACCGGTCAACGCACCCGCAGGCAGGCTCACGCTCCAGGTTCCGTCGGCTGCCACCTGGCCGCGATAGGTATTGCCATTCAGGGTGATTTCCACCTGCTGCCCGCCGCCGGTAATACCGGTGCTACCGGTGATTTCATGGGACTGACCGCGCTCGGCCAGATTGAGGATCCCATCGCCAAACGGCGCGTCCAGGATTGGAAGCGGTAAGTTTTCAACCACCACATTGAGCTGGTGAGTATCACTCACCAGGATGTTGTCTGGAGAGGTCGCCGTCGCGGTAATGGTCAGTTCGCCATCCGACAGATCGGCTAACACCTCAGCGCCAACGGTAATACTCCAGCTGCCATCCGGTGCGATTGTGGTATTAAACAGCGTACCGCCGAAACTCACCTCTATCGGAGTGCCTGCCGGCAGCCCGGCGCTGGTGCCGCGCACCACCAGATCTTCGGTGCTTTCCGCCTGATTGAGATAATCGTCATCGGCAATAATGCTGATCGCCACCGCGCTCAGGCTCTTATCCACCACGAAGCTGTGCTGCTGGCTGGCTGACTGACCAAAAGCGTCGGTTACCGAGACCTGAAGCGTATTGGTTCCATCAGCCAGTTTTTGCAGATCGGCGGCGGTCATCTGGATACGCCAGTTGCCGTCCGCATCGACCTGAGTCGTGAATTCCTGATTGCCCAGCACCACCACGATTTTGCTGCCCGCCTCAACGTTATCCGTCGAGCCGGTTAGCCACTGATCGGTTTTCACTTCAGCGGCGCTCAGGGCGTTATTGGCGGTGAAAGGATCGACGCTGAGCAGCGGTTGTGCGGTTTTTACCGCCACTGTACCAATTGCCTGTTGGCTGTTGCCCGCGCTGTCGGTGAGCGTCACGGTGTAATTGGTATTCCCTGCGATCAGCGAGCTCAGGCTACCGGCAGGCAGCGCAACGCTCCATGTACCGTCGCTGTTGACCGTAGTGGTGAAGCGTTGGTTATTGATGTCTACCACCACTTCGCGGCCATTTTGCTCCGGTGTGGTAATACCTGACAGCGTTTGCGCCGCGCTAAGTTCGGCAGCGCTCAGTTTGCCATCGCCAGAGAACGGCAACAGGCTGAGAATAGGTGGCGTCACATCGACAATGGCGTTACTTGCCAGCGTAGCGCTATTCCCTGCGGCATCAATGGCGTTGACGTTCAGCGACACGGTGCCTTCGCGCAGGCTCTGGAGATCTGCGGCCGGGACCTCGAGCGACCAGCGCCCGTCCACGTCGACAATCGCGATATAGCTCTTATCACCAAGCTGGACCGTAACCTGTTGCCCCGTACCGGTGATACCGGTACTGCCGCTGAGGGTTTGGTTAGCGGTAATTTCCTGCGCGTTGAGAAAGCCGTCGCCAAACGGCGTTTCGAGCGTGGGTTTCGGTAGATAATTCACCGCCACATTCAGATCGCGGGCATCGCTGGCGCTTTCAATACCGTAGGTTACCGTGGCAGTAACCGGCGTCACGCCATCCGGTAGCAAAGCCAGATCTTCTGGCGGGATGACGGCGCTCCAGTTGCCTGCGCCGTCCACCAGCGCAGCATAATCTTTACCGTTGAAATTCACCGTCACCGCTACACCCGGCCCGGTCACGGTCGTCACGCCTCGCACTTCCAGCGGCTGAGTCGATTCTGCCGCGTTCAGATAATCATCGGTGGAAAGAATGGCTATGGCGATGGCATCCTGAGAAAGGTCAATCACCAACGTTTCAGTGGCTTGTGCCAGCAGCGTACCGTCATTGTTCTGGCACTGCACAATAATGGTTTCTACAGGCGGTGCCAGCGCCTGTAGATCGCCCGCAGGCACCGTAACCTGGAAACTGCCGTCACCGGCGACGCGAGTGAAATAGGCGTGCGCGCCCAGAGTCACCGCCACAAGCTGGCCGGGCTCGATATTTGCCGTCCAGCCGGTCAGTATCTGATTAAGCGCGATTTCAGCCCCGTTAATCTGGTTGTCGCCCGTAAAGGGATCCAGTTGAATAATCGGATCGGTGGTATTCACGATAAAGCTTTGCTCGGCCGTAGCAGTATTGCCCGCCAGATCCGTGACGCTAATTTCCAGGGTATAAACCTGTTCTTCCTGTAGCGTTTGTAGGATCTCTGAGGGGATTAACGCACTCCAGCTACCGTCTTCAGCAATAATCGCCTGAAACTGATTGTTGCCAAGCGTGATAGTAACGGTTTGCCCGGCGTCTTCCGGCGAGCTAAACCCGGAGATAAGTTTTCCACTGTCGATTTGCGCCTGGTCGAGCACATTGCCGGGAGAGAATTCCGCTACTTCCAGCTCTGGCGGGATAGTGTCAACTGTCAGGGCGATATCTTCGGCGACGGTATTACCATTGCTGTCGACGAAGGAGACGTTCAGGTTAATCTCGCCCTGAGGCAGGGCCTGCAATACTCCACCAGGAATGATTACCGTCCAGCTTCCGTCTGCTGCGATAACGGCGTTCCAGCTGTTAATGCCCAGGGTAACAGTAATGGTGCGCCCTGCATTGCTGGCATCGGTGCTGCCACTAAGTATCTGATCGGTACTGCTTTCGATGAGATTAATGACGTTGTCTTCAGCAAGAGGCGCAACAATCAGCGTCGATGGCGCGGGCGTTTCACCGCCAGGGTTAGTGCCATCATCACCACCGCCAGGATTGGTGCCATCATCACCGCCGCCAGGATTGGTGCCATCATCACCGCCGCCAGGATTAGTGCCATCACCGCCGCCGCTTCCACCGTCTCCATCACCGTTGCCGTTACCGCCGCCGGTTCCGTTATCGTTACCACTGCCGCCACCACCACCGCCGCCACCACCGCTTGCAGCAATGGCCACGCCAGCGATACCGCCTACTGCAGCCAACCCCCCCAGGATTGCAGCTGTTGAAAGGCCTTCACCGCCAATCAGCGTGCCCAAAGACGTATCTGCCATTACCGGAACAACGGCTTCTGCCGCTGCAGGGCCAGCTTCGGTTGCAAAGGGAAAAACCGCATGGTGGGTGCCGTACTGATCTTCAAAAATCAGTTCGCTGTGCAACCCCTCGGCATCCAAATGGAAAAAGTTTTGATAGCGAACCGTTGAACCGTCGCGCATATGGACGATCAGGTCATCACCCTGACGCTGATAATAATTTACGGATTCTGGTGAGGCGTTAATTCTTACCACGCTTGACTGGGTAATATTAACCACACGATCGCCGGGTCCGGAATATTGCGTAACAAGATCGCCAGTTTTGCGATTAAGAATATCAACGGATTCTGAACGGTTATTTTCTAAAGCCATGGCGGCTATCTCCCGAATAAAGACAACAGTCAACCCGGCGGAGTGAATGCATCACACCCGCTAAAGATTGATACTGCTTCATTTAAAGCAGCATCAAAGATTTGCCTGGTATAAGTGTTTAAATGAAAGATAACTTAATGATTTTTGATGATTTTTTATTAATTGTGGCGTTTGCCGTCACCCAGCAGCCGCAATTAAACATATAAACAACCTTTCTGAATAAGGCAAAAAAAAATGCAACAATTGTTGAGTGGCAAAAATATTAGCTTGTGCTAGCAAACATTAAGTGATTGTTATGAAAGATAGAGAACGGTAATCACATAAAAGGCCATCCACCTAATATCATTTCGAGATGTAATTATTTAAAAATAGAGGCATAAAAAATATATCATGCATAATAGATAATAAGAACAATCCTGCACATTAATACACACTATTTATTGCCAATTATTTCAAATATAGTCTAGCAATTAACATTTTATATTATCTGTATGATTAATAATCTAAAAGCCTCTGATGTTAGTAACGTATGTCGCTATGCCACAGAACCCATACGAAAGTCGTAGCGATATGGACTGGCATGGCAAAGCCAAAATCTGTTATACTTGCTTCAACACTTTTGGGGCTGATTCTGGATTCGACGGGATTCGCGAAACCCAAGGTGCATGCCGAGGGGCGGTTGGCCTCGTAAAAAGCCGCAAAAAAATAGTCGCAAACGACGAAAACTACGCTTTAGCAGCTTAATAACCTGCTCTGAGCCCTCTCTCCCTAGCTTCCGCTCTTAAGACGGGGATCAAAGAGAGGTCAAACCCAAAAGAGATCGCGTGGATGCCCTGCCTGGGGTTGAAGCGTTAAAACTAATCAGGCTAGTCTGGTAGTGGCGTGTCGGTCCGCAGGTGCCAGGCGAATGTAAAGACTGACTAAGCATGTAGTACCGAGGATGTAGGAATTTCGGACGCGGGTTCAACTCCCGCCAGCTCCACCAAATAAAACAAGGGGTTACGTGAAAGCGTAACCCCTTTTTCTTTGATAGTGGCGGCAAAATGGCGACAGCCTCTTTGCCCACTATTCATTAACGTTGCAGCCGTTTATGTAATAAAGGTGATCCGCATGGAAGAAATGCACTTTGTCTACATCAATGCCAGTGCACATATTGGTGCCCACTCTATAAACAGTGTTAGCCACAGCGAAAATCATATTCAGGGTATATGTCAGTTAACCCAATCCATTAAAACCTTTCGCAAAGATAGAGTTCTTCAAAATTACTCATCTGCCCACGAAGCGCAGCAGGCTTGTAGTTCCTTTCTGCCTGAACATTACATACATCTGACTAAGATAACGAAGGCAAAATCTCCAACTTTTGATGTTTGTTTTACTGGGTTCAAAAAAGCAGATAAAGAGCGTTTGATTGAAGTGGCGGAGGCTCATAGCCTGACGGTTAGAAGTTCGGTTACGCAAAATCTGCAAATGCTCTGCTGCGGCTACAATGCCGGGCCTTCAAAAGTGACCACCGCTCGCATGAAAGGCACTGTCATTATTGATGAGGAGGGGTTTGTACATTTTATCAAAACGGGTGAAATCCCCTACGTATAAGGCCTTATCGCTAACGGCAATGAATTTTAACCCCATTGAAGATAGCCACCCGACCTAATAAAAAACCCCGCATCGCGGGGTTTTCACTATAACCAAAGATGTTGTTGCCCACCCGGTACAGGATGAGGTGGCGCAAATTCCACTTTGCCAGGCGTCACGATAAAACGCTCTACTGACTCCATTGTCACAAAAGTGCAACTGCAATTAATATTCATGCACTGGTGATAACGTTCTTTTGTGTTTTCGCTTAGATAACGACTGGTTCGGGCGTGGGCTGCGTGATGACACTTAGGACAATGAAACATTTCCTTTCCCTATTGTTATCAATATTGAGAACAATCTTACATGATTATTCCAATAACAAGAACATTAACAGTGCCGTTTCGTATACTTTTTTTACCCATCTTGCTCTTCATGCTCAACATCTGAAATCCTCACTTCAAATTCCAGCGCTGTCGTGTAACCGCTGTTGTTCAGTGAGTGCGTCACCTTTGTGATAACCCACGCCTGATCGTCAATCACCCGCTTAAAACCCGATACCTGCGCGGGCATTTCCGGGTAAAGATCGGCGCGACCATAGGCCAGGCTTACCGAAAACTCCGCCACACCGCGCTGTAATTTATCCCATTTAGCCTGGGCGGCGCGCATCGCCTGGGCTTTGGTGGCATAAATGGTTGTCAGCGCAAACACATTGTCAGCCTCCCCGGCCATATATTCACCCTGACGCGCCTCCGGCACCTTAACCGGCTTCGCTTTGGGGTGCGCCGGTGCGCCTGGCTTTGATGGTTTAGGCTTGCGCTTAAGCTTAACTTTTTGTTTCTGCGGCTTCGGGTCTTTGGTGTGTAACCATTTTGCCGTCACGCCGGTATAGGCTCCCCGGTCAGCAATGGCAAACTGATGCCGGTCGCCATCGCTGCGGGTTATGGTCACCTGCGGGATCGGCTTGCCGCTGGCGGTCACCCCCCGCCCCGCTTTGAGAAACAGTAGTTTCCCCATTTTCACGGACACCTCGCCGCCGTTTCGCTCAGCAATACGGGTCAGGAATTTAATATCGGACTCCTGCGACTGGTCGATATGCGGGATTTTAATCGCGGCGAGTTCCGGCGCGACACCTGCTGCCAGTTTGTTGCGCGCGGCGATAGCCTCCACAATGGCCCCTAGCGTGGTGTCGTGCCAGGACTGTTCGCGGCGTGAATTGAGCGTCCCGCGAAAATCAGCGCTGCGGGCGCGGATGGTTACCACATCAGGCGCGCCCCGGTGCTCGACTTCATCAACGGTAAAACTCCCCTTACCGGTGAGCGCCTCCCCTTTCCAGCCAATGAACAGCGTCAGCACCGCGCCCCGGATCGGCAGCTCGACCAGACCGTCGGCGTCGTTAAGCTCAATGTCGAGCTGGTCGGCCTCAAATCCCCGGTTGTCGGTCAGCGTCATATTTATCAGGCGGTCGCTGATATTGCCGGTAATATCCCGGCTGTTGATGGTCAGCATAAAGGCGGGGGTGCGTACTCCGCCCGCGTTGCCGGTCAGCATATCAAGCATCAGCCCGCCCCCATTAATCCGGTCAGCCCTTTCGCCATGTCCCCGGCCTTACCGACAAGCGACTGCGCCTGGCGGCCAATATCGCCGTAAATGGCCGCGAGGGATTCATCCACGCGGGTGAGTTTCAGGGTAAAGTCGATTTTTCGCGGCGTTCCGTCACTGAAAAACAGCGCGCCGGTTTCACTGACATTGTTTATGACGTACATTCCGTAAATCGTTCCTGTGCCGTCCAGCAACGGCCAGGCGCGCCCCTCCTCAGCCATCAGGCGCACCGTGGTCAGGGTCAGCTTTCCACCGGTCAGCTCAGGATAAAGCACCCCGGCCAGGGTGATATTTTCCTCACCGGGGCCGAGATACTGGAATGCGTCGCGCTTACCGACGCGGGGGTTTGACGGCCAGCGGTATTCCGCATCACGTTGCAGCGTCTGGTAAGGCAACGTCTGGCGCATAAACACAAACATTCCAAGGGCGAGCATCATGATTTTTTCCTCAGTCGTGCATCATACTGGCGCGGTTGCGGGCGCGCTTCTCGCGCTCGATGCGTTCAACTTCATCGCGAAACTGGCGCGTCAGGTTGTCGCCCGGCGCAGCGCCGCCCGTCAATGTGATGTTGTACTCGCTTTTGCTCTGGTCGATATACGATCGGCCCGACGGTGCGGTGACCGGCTGGTAGCCCTGATAACCGCCATATGCCCCGGTGACCGGCACATAGCCCCCGCCCTGGGTGGCAGCGTTCGCTTTCGCGGCGGTCTTGTCGAGCGTGGCGGCGTCCTTATTAATCACGCCCAGCTTTTCAAGTACCCAGTCAATCCCGCTGCGCAGCTTGTTAAAGGCGTTAAGGGGCATCATCAGCGCATCGGCCAGCGCCTGACCGAACATCACCCCGGCGTCGCGGCAACTGTTGAGGGTGTCCTGGGTCGATTTCACCGGCGCGATTAATTCCGTAAACCACTGCCAGATTTTTTGCAGCCCGCCGCCGAGCGTGTCGAACATCGGGCCCAGCGGCGCGAAGATGTCACTCACCGGCCCGAATGCCGCCCGCAAGCCCTCCACCACGCCGCCAAAAAAGGCGCTTATGGGTTCCCAGTATTTACGGATGAGCAGCGCACCGGCGACGATGGCCGCCACCACGCCCACCACCGGCCAGGCTATCGCGCCGATGGATGTGGCGATGGTTGACCCGGCGATACTGAAACCGGTCGCCAGCAGACCCGCCCCGGCAATCAGGGCGTTAATGCCTGCCATCACCGGCCACAGCACCAGACCCACGCCACCCAGCACGGTAACGAGCCCCGTGACCGCGCCCGCTACCAGGACAATTTTTGTTACCAGTTCAGGGTTAGCTTTCACCCAGGTATTGAGTTTGCCGAGCCACTGCGTCGCGGTCTGCGTGAGTTTGCGAAGCTGGTCATTCATGCCTGTGAACACGTTCAGGCGAAGCCCGAAAAACGCACCCTGCAACCGCTCCACATCCCCGGACAGGTTATCGCGCAGCGTGTTACCCATATCCGCCGCCGCGCCGCTGACGTCACCGAGCTGGTTTTTCACCCCGGCCAGCGCCCCGAGAAACGCAGGGATCTGGTCAATGGACAAATCCTCAATGGGCGTACCAAACAGGGCAATCGCCGCGTTGGCCCGCTCCGCCGGGTTCTTTATTTTCAGCAGGCCGCGCGCGGTTTTCTGCATCGCCACGCGCGCCTTTTCTCCGCCGCTGGCGATAGCCGCTGACATCTTCCCGGCGTTAAGGCCGATTTGCTGATACGCCGCGACGCTGTTTTTCGACATATCCGAGCCACGGATCGAAAATTCCTTGATGGCGTCGCCGGTTTTATCCAGGGCGAATTTGCCCTGTTTCGACATATCAACAAGCAGCGACATCGCTTCCGCACCGGTAAAGCCCATATTGCGGAAATGGGTGGAGTATTCATGCAGAATTTCCGGCATCTCACCGCGCATCTGGGCGGAAACCTGCTGCATCCCGGACACGATGAGATCGAGCGCCTCATCGCTGTCTTTAGCAAGGCCATTTTTCATCATGATGCCCGCTATCTGGATACTCTCGGCGGCTTCACTGCCAAACGCGGTTTGCATATCCAGCGCCTTACGGGTGATGCGGTTTAGTTCCGCCTCGCCCACGTCGCCCATTGCACCCAGAGTACTGCGCACCGCCGACACGGCATCGGTGATCCGCTCAATATCGTCACTGACCCCGGATGCGCTGACGTCCTTGATCACACGGGTATACTGCGCCCCGGCTCCGCTGTCTTCGCCCTGGCGCGCGGCGATTAACGCGCCGCTTTTTTCGGCCTGCACTTCGGGGGCAATCATGCGACTGGCGGCAAACAGCCCCGCCGTCCCGAGTCCCAGCGCCGCCGCACTGGTGTTACGCGCACCGGCGACGATTTCCCGGCCCCGCTCGTACCGCGCCCGGACGGCGTTAAGCCGCGCCTGTTGCTGGCTGACCCGCGCAAGGGCGGCGCGCTGGCGCTCCATCGTTTCAGTGGTCTGCGCAATATTGCCGCGTAACTGACGCTCGGCGGCGGAAAGGTTGCGCGTGTCGATACCGGCCTGTTGCAGTGCGCCGCGCTGGTTCTGCACCGACAGGCGCAGGCCGTTGAACTTCGTTTGCAGCTCAGCCGCACTTCGCCTGGCGTTCTCCAGCGCCTTGACCTGTGCATTCGTCGGGTTGGCGGTGTTGCGCATCTGGAGCGCAAGCGCGGCGGCCTGCGCTTTTGCCTGCTCAAGCGCATTACCGGTGACCGCAAGCTGGGCGCTGGTTTTGCGAAAGCCTTCAATCTGACGGGCGCGGGCGTTCAGCTCTTTGAGTTCATTCTGTGAACCGCGAATTTCACCGGAAAGGGTGCGGCTTGCCGCCTGCACCGCTTTGAAGGGTCGCGATGCCTGGTCTACCGCCCTGAGTAATACCTGTAATTTAACGTTATCGCTCATTCGTGTGCCCGCTACGCTGGAGCGCTTTTTCGCGCCATATGACGAGCTCGGTCAGGCTCAGGGGATATAATTCTGATGGCGGCCAGTGAAAGATCACCGCGATATCCGCCATCAGGTCATCGACCGTCAGTGTTACCGGGAAGTCTGCGCCGAGCTCGGTGACAAAAAACCGACCACCTGACCGGCCAGGGCGATTAAATCCGGCAGCTCCAGCGCGCCGACTTCCTGCTCGGTCAGCGACGGGGCCGTCATACGCGGCAATACTTTAATCAGCGCGTCGACTTCGGAGTTTGCCACCGCCGCCAGGCTGACGCCGCGAAGCGTACCGGCAGTGGGTTTAATCAGGGTGATTTCGTTAATCACCTGCTCGCCACGTTTCACGGGTTTTTCCAGGGTCACTACGTTTTCTTTGCTCATGGGGTTCTCGCGATTAAATGTCAGGAATTAACCGGCCAGAGCAGGCTGGCCGGGTTTAAATTACAGACCGATATTGCGGCGGTGCTGTTCCAGCCGGTCAGTGCCGTTCACCTTCTCAATCATGTTGAGGGTGTCGATTTCGACCAGCTCCTTACCGTTCATCTCAAGGCGGAAATAGGTGCAGACCACAGAGATTTTCGCCTCGGTGTCCTCGCCCTGTTTCGCCTCGCCGGTGTCGATGTCTTTCTGGCGGCCACGCATGACCACCTCAACCGGCACCGTTTCACCGGTGTCGTCGCGCTGGTAAGAGCCCGCAAAACGGATCGGCACGGCGTCGGCGTTTACTGCACCGTACAGCCCCCAGATAACCTCATCGGGGAAACCGCCGAGCGACCACTCCATCGACAGGGCATCGTCATCCAGACCAAGATCGACCGGCGCGACGCCGTTCATCCCGGCCCCCCGCCAGTTCTCCAGCTTGCGGGTCAGCTTCGGCAGGGTGACGGAGGCCGCCACCCCCTGATAGCTGTAGCCATCCAGAAACACATTCATAAACTTAAGCTTGCGCGGCATTGCCATTTAACAGGCTCCTTACTTGCTGTTGACGGAGGAAACCAGGTCAGCCAGGTACTTATCGGTGATACGCTGGCGCAGGGTCAGGTTTTCCAGTGGCGGCACCGGCGTGTAGTCGTAATCAATAATCAGCTTCCCGGCCTTGAGGCTTTCGGCGTCGTTGGCTTCCTCATCAAACCAGCAGGTTGCATCAACGATGTAACCGCCGGTTTTCAGCTCGCGGAATTTGGCATTGATGCCGTCAACGATATCGCGGATAAGCGTGGCGGTGATGGGCTTGTCGACTGCCCACATATGCCCCTCGGCCATGGTGTCGGCGATAACCTGCGCGGTGCGGGTGTAGTTCTCAAACAGGAACAGCGGATCGTCGGAACAGGTGCGGTTACCCCAGAAGCGGAAACCGTCCTTACGGATAAGCGTGGTGACGCCCGCTTCGTTAAGCAGGTCGGCATCGGTGCCGGGCTCCTGCAAATCCCAGAATACATCCGCGCTGATGCCGGTCACGCCATTGACGCCCACGTTAGACAGGGTTTTGTGCCAGCCCTGCTCCTCATCAATTCTGGCGCGCAGACCCAGCGCGCGGGCCGTGGCGTAAGCCGTGGCGGTGGCGTTTGCCGTGGTATCCCATGCCAGAAAATCCGGCCAGATAACCATCAGCTCGCGCTGGCTGAAATTCTCGCGGTAGTCGATGGCCTCCGACAGGGTTTTGCAGCCCCACGCGCTGACATAGCCAAACGCGCGCAGCTTCTGACACACCGGCGCGAGCGCCGTCGCCACTTCCAGCGAGTCGAGGCCCGGCACACCGAGAATGCGCGGCTTAACGCCGGTGACGGCAGCGGCACTTAACAGCGCCTTAAGCCCGGTGTATTTGCCGTTTTCGTCGGTGGTGCCGATGATGTTGGAAAGGGTCTGCGCTTCGGCATCTGCGCCGGTGCCCTCCTCCACGCGTACCACCACAACAACCGGTTTTGCCTGGTCGGCGATAGCCTGGAGCGCGGCGCGCAGGGTGCCTTTTTTACCGGCTTTTGCGATGGCGTTCTGGACGCGGGTAATTAATACCGGCGTGTTGAGGGGAAAGGTGGCGGCATCGGCATCGCTGGCCGTGCAGACCATGCCGATAATGGCCGTTGATACAGTCGAAATGACGCGGGTGCCGTCGTTAATCTCCAGCACCTGGACGCCGTGATGATAGTCACTCATCCGTTTAACTCCGTGGTTAAGGGGCAAGTGCTATTGTCAGGTTCACATATTTTATGGGCTATTTATCAGGGTTGGTCTGAGACTGGCACAACGACGAAACAACACCCGGCTGTGCGGGAAATTTCCGGTACAGAGTCGAGACACCCACGTCATAAATCAGCGCCACCCGCTGACGTGCTTCACCGGCAGCGATTAACCGCCCGGCCTGCGCCCATTGTTCGGCTGTTAATTTCGGGCGGCGGCCACCGATGCGGCCCTGCGCCCTGGCAGCTTCCAGCCCGGCGCGGGTACGCTCGATAATTAACTCGCGCTCCATTTCCGCCAGCGCGCCCATGACATGAAAGAAAAATCGCCCCATCGGCGTGGATGTATCGATGCTGTCGGTCAGGCTTCGAAAATTAATACCCCGCTGGCGCAGTTCTTCGATAAGGGTGACCAGGTGGCGCATACTGCGGCCCAGCCGATCCAGTTTCCAGACGATAAGCGTGTCGCCTGGCGACAGTGCTTTCAGTAGTTTTTTTAACCCTGGCCTGTCTGAAGTTTTCCCGCTTATTTTGTCTTCAAAAATCAGTTCACATCCTGCGCACTCTAGCGCGTTTCTCTGTAGCGCCGTGTTCTGGTCATTTGTTGACACCCGTACATAACCAACAAGCATAGAAAAAACCCCCTTATCCGCTGAGTTAAAGGGCGAATTGTATCGAGCATGGTCATTCATGACGGTACTGAAGCTGGATTTTCTTGCATGGCCAACAGGATCAGACGTGACAGGAAATTAAATGGCTTTCCCTTAAACGTTCAATTCCGAGAAACAGTGACTGGCATCGTAGGCGCATCGAGAAATGCGAAAATGAGCGTGACCGCTGCATCGACTACGGCAACGTTTTCAGCCGACGAACTGATCGTCGAATCGAGTGACGGAAAACAGTATCGTCTGAAAAATTTCAGCAAAACGATAAATCTGGCTGCGAGTGGCGCGGGCGGCATGGACACAGGCTCTGTGCCAGCGGCGGGATTTGTAGCGCTGTACGCTATCTATAATCCGGCGACATCAACATCAGCATTATTAGCTGTGAATGCGACATCTGCGGTTGCGCCGGAAATTTATGGCGGCGCTAATATGCCAGCAGGCTATTCGGCATCGGCACTGGTCAGCGTGTGGCGCATTGATAATTCGCAATTTGTGATTGGATTTCAGTACGGGCGCAGTATAGCAACGACAAACAACAGCTTGCTGTCAACGTCAGCATTATCGCCATCATCCACCGCACTCAATATTGCATCGATGATCCCCAAAAATGCACGGCGCGTAACCGTGTCTACCGGAGCTGTGCAGACGTCAGCGGCGAATGCCACTGGTATTATTGTGCAGTCCTCCGCCTCTGGCCTGAGTGAAGTCGGCACTCAGGCAGCAGCAACAACGGGAACATCTGCGAGTAATGCCTCAGCGATATTGAGCATCATTGATTCTCAGACTATTTATTACAAAACCATCGGCAGCGGTACCGGGCAGTTCACAATCAGCACATCTGGATATGAGATTTAAATATGAGAATGTATGTAAAATTATCTGATGATGAATTAACTGTAATTTCTGTATACACATCACCGCATGATGACGCTATTGAAATAAAACCGACAGACGACCGATACGCAGAATTTTACTATTCGTTATCTGAATTATTCAGGAGCGGACTCCCCGACCCGCTCCCGTAATTTAACTGCCCCGAGCGTCCGGTGGTGTAGGCCACTCAATATCGGGCGTTGCGGTGTTTATCCTCATCAGTAATACCCGGTATTTTTTCCAGTCAGCCAGCGCGGCGGTCTCTTCCGCCGTCGCTATCCCCGCATCAACAGCGTCCTGCCGCCAGGCGATCTCAGCGTCAGCAGACTGACGTAACGCCGTCTTTTGTTGTTCCGCCTGTGCAATTAGTTGCTCTGCCGTTGGTGGCGGAACATCTACCCATACAGGCATCCCGTCAGCTGCTCCCAACACCTTCCCTTCTGGTGGTGTATTAAACTGCGTACGCACGTCGGCGGTCACCGCGACAGCATCGGCAGGCCAGTTATCATTTTTCTCGTATAAATCGTGCAGTCCGGTGAAATAAAATTTTGCCTCGGACGGGCTGAACACCCAGCTTGTATTTTCCATTTTCATTTCCCGATAGCGATGATTGAGCCCATTTGCGTTGGCGTCGTCGTTGACTGGTTCCAGACCTTGAATGATGCTCTGTCAATCGACAGCACATTAATACCAGGGACGCCAGGCAACGTTGCACCACCAATAGCTGTAATTGCCAGCATTGTGTTTGGAAACGGGGTGGGATACGCAACAACAACGCCTCCGTTCGCGGGAATTCCTGGCGCATCCATCCATTGCACAATAATCGTTTCAATCGTGCTGCCGTTGTAGAACGGAATGCGCAGGATTTTTCCCGCCAGCGAGCCAGTCGGAGTGCCCAGATTTACTATTCCGCGTAAACCAAGGTTTGCGAGAAACGCCGCCACGTCTGGAATATCCGCCCCGTTGCGGGATTTATCCATTTTTTTTGACAGTTCCGTTGCCATGGTGGCGGCGAAGTTCGGATCGTCGCCCAGCGCGGCGGCCAGTTCGTTCAGTGTATCCAGCGCTGCCGGTGATGAATCAACCAGCGCTGCCAGCGCCGCTTTCACGAATGCCGTGGTGGCGAGCTGCGTGTCGTTTGATGCCTGCGCCGCCGTCGGCGCGGTAGGCTTGCCGGTCAATGCCGGGGAATCTTTCGGCGCATACTGGTTATGCGGGTTAGCTGCCGCGAGATGGGCCGCCATCAGGTTGTCGGCATACGCCTTAACCTCAATAACTTTATCATCAACGTATTTACGGGTCGCCAGCACGACCGCCGGGTCGATTTTCAGGGTTACCGCGTCGGTGTTCGACACGATCAGGATCATGCGGATAGTCTGGGTGCGCCCACTGCCTTCCTGGAGCTGCGGCTTATAGGTCTCCGGGCAGTTCGCCACGGCAATCAGGACGCCAGTATCGTCATAAAGACCGATTTCACGTATCCAGAAACCGCCCTCGTTTTCAGGGATGATTTGCTCGGCAATAATCTGACTGCTGTTTTGTGGGTCTACGCTCAGCATATTCAGCGACGCAATACGCTTCTGGTTAACGAGCCTTGTCTGTGCCGGATCAGGCGTGGGTAATGCGCCGTTACCGTCACCGACCGCCATCTGCGTCAGGTGTAATCGGGTGCCAAGCGCGGTCGCGTTCGCAAGTTTCGCCGCGCCCTGGCTTGTCAGAATTGCAAAATATTTCGCGGTCATGCGTTCACTCTCAGGTTATCGATAAGATGAATGGCCGAGGCCGGGTAAAAATCACCACCGACCACAATCGCCGCCGGTGTGTAGGGGTAAACCGTCAGCGCGTCGCCGTCATAACACCCCGCACCCAGCACAATATCGCCGGAGGTGCTCAGGCTGATGGCAAGCCCGGTAAGATGACGGCTTGCCGGTTTCGCATCGTCTATAAGCCGCTCAAGCTCCTGGTACATTTCATCGGTGATGCCGGTATCAAGCACCCCGACCACCAGGCGGAACGTGCCCGGCTCCTCGTTGAGTTGCCACCACTCCCGCACCTCAATCAGATAGCCGAGCGGCTCCACCACGCGCCGCAAAGCGCTAATGGTGCCCTTGTGCTGATGGACATAAAACGAGGCGGCGATAACGCTGCGCTTAGTGGCCTCGGGCCAGGTAACGTCCCAGCGGTCGACCGACAGCGCCCAGGCCAGATACGGCAACAGCGCGACCGGGCAGGTCTGCGGGTTCCACAGGGTACGCAGCGGCACCGGCACCCGCATGATGTCGGCAGCAGCCTGCGCGGCGGCCACTTCCAGCAACGAGGAGCCGACGGGTAGCAGGCGGGCATTACTCATCCGTCCCCCCTGCGCTGATGATGTAATCCGTGCAGTAAGATGCCTGGTGTTTAGCGAGCACAATGTCAGCCGCCGGGGCCGTCAGCTCGACGCGCTGCACCCCCTCAACATGCAGCGCGGCATAAATGGCAGACCGGCGGATGTCACGACCGAGCCGGTGCTGGGCGCTGATGTATTCCTTAAGGCGATTTTCTGCGGCCTCCCGCACCGGCTCGGACTCCGGGCCGGGATAAAAATACAGCGTTGCATCCACCCGGTACGGCACCATGACGGCGCTCTGTACGGTCACCCGGTCACCCACCGGGCGCACGTCTTCGGCGTTAAGCGCCTGTTCCACGACAGCCAGCAATCCGGCGCTGGCCGTGCCGTCACCCTCTCGCGACAGTACGGTAATGGTCACGCAGGCCGGGGTCGGGCTGACCACGGAAATATCCGCGACGCGCCCGTCGGCACTGCGCCCGTGGTACTCATACGCGCCCACCGGCCCCGCTACGGAAAGCCCTTCAAACGCCTGTTGCGCGCGCAGGCGAAAATCGGTATCGGACTCCATGACCGCCGGGGTCGGCGGGATGGTGGACTCATCCGCCGGGGTGATGGTCAGTCGCCGGGTATTATTGTTCGCGGCCATCACATCAAGGTCAGCGCTTTCGGAAAAGGCGAGCGTGGTCGCCAGCGCCGCCTCGTTGACCCGCTGTCGCCAGAGCACTTCGCGGTAGGCATTTTCTTCCAGATATTTGGTCAGCGGGTCGGACTCCAGTGCCAGCACGCGCGCGACAGCTTCCTGTTGCTCCGGGGGGAACAGGGAAATCAGGGTCGCTTTTCGCTCCGCGAGAATGCTCTCGAAGTCAGGCACGTCAACCACATCCGGGGCGGGGAGCTGGCTCAGATCGATAATCGGCATGGTATTAGCTCACAGGCAGGGTTAATGAAAGGCTCTCGCCGGTATCCTTAAGCTGACCGTCCAGGGTAACGATCATCTTTCCGTTAAACTGACGTTCGGTGGTTATAGCCGTCAGCGTGATGCGCGGCTCCCATTTCAGCAGCGCCATGTAACATGCCACTTTGATTTGCAGCTCAAGCGCCGGGGTCTGAGGCTGGTCAATCATGACGGATAACAGCGAACCATAATCACGACGCATCACCCGCGACCCGACAGGGGTGCGCAGGATATCGCCGACGCTCTGACTGATGTGTTCCGCGTCCGTGATGGCCTGACCGGTGTTACGGTTCATTCCGAGATAACGTGCGGTCATCGTGTGCCCTCTGTCCAGCTTCCACCACGCTGCACAGCGCCATGATCGTGGTCGTCAACCTGCACACCGTTGGACGTAAACGCTCCGCCGGTATGCTCAATGTCGCCGCTCATCTTCCCGCCTTTCTGCACCTCAAGCGTCGCGGTGATCAGCTTGTTGGTGCAGACCACTTCCGGCGTGTCGAGCGTGACGCGGGTCGCCGCTTTCACCATCACCACCGGCACAGCCGCGGTAATGGACTCTAACGCGGTGACATCGGCGGTTTTAATCCCGCTGACGGTCAGCGCGCCGGTTTCCGGTTCGTACTCCATTACGGCACCATCCGGGAACGACACATGCCAGGCATCCGCCGAGGCCGACGGCGCGGGGTGGTCACCGGAAAAGATGGCGGGCAGCACAAACGCGGTGTCCAGCTCGCCGCCAATGGCGAGGATCAGCACCTGCTCGCCCACGGAGGGAGCCCACCATGTACGCGAGCGCCCGGCCCGGTGCGTCAGCCACTGGAGCCAGTCGGTATAAATGCCGCCGGTCTGCACACGGCAACGCCCGGCGTTAAGGTCGGTTTCGACAATGACGCCGGTGCGTACCATGTTGCGCAGTGCGCGGGCGAGTTCCTGGAGAGTTGAAAGTGTGTTCATAGCGGAAAGGATGCCGCCGGGCAGATCCGGCGGCAATGCGGGGAGGTTTTGCCATTCATGACACAACTACCCGGCGAGATGATGAATGATGGCAGTTTCAATAACCTGCCGGTCAGACGCCGAAAAGCCCAGAAGCGGGCGCGCCGGATAATCCACGGCCTCACGGTTAGGGGCGGGCCGGTCTTTTAATCCGTACTGATGTACCCGCGCGATACGCTGCACCTTACCGGTAAACTCCACCGCCGCCGCGCTTTCGTCTGCCACGACTTTCAGGTAGCGACTGGTGCGCAGCTTTGCGAACATCTCGCGCTTAACCCGGCCCTTTTTCCCCCTGATGGTCTGCGGCTGACGCGGCGCATAGGGCGACCCATCCGGCGCGCGCTGAGCCTTTATCCGCTGTTGCTGTTGCTGGCGCAGGGTCTTCGCAATTTCAGCGCTGAGATTACGACGCCCCGCCGGTGACAGGGCGGCAATCAATGCGGCGAGCCTGTCCTCAAACGGGTTTAACTCACTCATCCCATTTACTCACCCGTTCGTCACGCATCCAGAGCTCCATCGGGCGCGTGACCGGCTCCGGCGGTGCCGGTTCCGGGATATTGTCGATATGCAGCGCCGCGTCGACCTGTTTCACCAGGGTACGCTCGGTGAGCATCAGGCTGATACTGATATCGACGGAGCTGTCATTGTTGATATCCGCAATCCACGTAAAGCCCCTTTTGCGTCCCTCGTCGGTGGTCATGATGTCGGGCTGATGCTCACGCAGCCAGGCCAGCACCGGGACAAGCAGCAAATCCAGCTCGCCGGTGAAATCCGTCACCACCACGTTAAGCGTGTAGCGCTTCTCAAATGACAGCGAGGTTGCAAGTGTGGAAGCAATCTGGCCGTTATCCACATAGAGGCGCAGCATATCGGGATTGGTGCGCAGTACCGGCACCGCATCAGTTAAGGTTTTGCGCAGACTGTCGGGCTTCAGCATGTAAATCGTCCTGGCACTGTTTGACGGCTTCAACCTGTTGCGCGCAGCTCTCCAGCGCGCGCTCAAGGTTACGGATATCGGCGCTTAAATCGCCGTTACTGCGCGGATCGCTCCCCGGCATCGGGCACAGGCTCACCGCCGGGCAGGCGTTGTAAACAACTACCGGCGGAGGCACAGGCGGTGCGTCGGTGCACCCGGCGCACAGCATCAGGCAAATCAGCGCTGTACCAGCGGCGAAAGGCTTCGTTTTCATTAAGTAACCTCGTGATAGTCTGCTCACGCCTCACCGCCCGGTCACCGGCGGCGGCCAGTTTCTGGCGCAAATCCACCTGCGCCCGTTCGTTTTTTTCTGCCCTGGCCGCCACGACGTTAAGCTGATTTTTCAGCATCCCGACCGTGTTTTTCAGCTCACCGGCGACGCGGTTCGCCCTGTCAAAGGACCGGGCAAGTTTGCCGTTTTCATGATGCAGCCACAGCCCGGCCAGCACCGCCAGAAACAGCAATACCACTAACGTTTTCATGATGTCCCCTTAAGGCAGTAAGCCCGCTCGCGCGCGCGGCGGTTTTCCAGCCCTCTGTTTTTCACACCATTGACGTAAACCCAGCGCGATAACTGCTCACACGCCTGCGGCCACTGCTGGCGGTTGATAAATCCGACCAGCGTCGAGCGACAGGCCGCGCCGGTGCCGACGTTAAAGGCGAAACTGACCAGCGCGTCGTAAACCGGCTGCGGCATCTTCACCGGCGCGCAGACTGCCAGACGCTGCTCGGTGTTCAGTACATCCGCGACCAGGTTCGCCGCCGCCTCGCGCTCGGTGATGTCGCGCCGGGGTGCGACCCCCGCAGTGTGGCCGATGCCCGATGTCCATACGCCCGCGCTGCACTGGTAGGGACGCAGACGGCATCCCTCAAGGTCGGCAATCAGTGCCAGACCCTCCGGCGAGGTATGGAGCAGACGAAAGTCGGGCACCAGTGCGGCCAGCGCCAGCACGGCGGCCACACTGCAACGCTTAACGAATGATTTCACGGGTCACCTCCCTGTCGATGCGCATCTCGGTGAGATAACGAAAGGTTTTCCGGCGATACCAGAAGTTAACCAGCGCGGTGAAGATGGCGCAGGCCGCACCGACCCAGAAGGCGAAACGCTCCGGGGTCTGGGTGCCGAACCAGGCAAGCAACACCGACAGCCAGTAGGTGATAAAGGTGGTGAATTTTTCCATTGTCAGTCCCACAGGTTGACGGCCTCCCTGACCGGCGAGGATTGAACGTCAGGGAGCTCGACGGCGGTGCCGTGTGGCAGCAGCGCCCCGAGCTCAGCCAGACCCGGATTAGCCAGGAGCACCGCCTCAACAACCCCTGACGTGCGCCCGTAATGGCGGGCGCAAATCTGGTCGAGGGTGTCACCCTGCTCTGCGTAAACCTTCATATCTGGCTCACGATGCAGCGCGGTTTATCCTGAAGGCGCGCCACCGACCAGCGCATGTCGCGCCATAAATCGTCAATAGTGGTGTCGATGCTGTCGGCTTTCTTGTCGCCTTTTGCGCTCGCATCCACGCCGCGATAACGCTCGTACAGGGTGGCGGTGGTCATCGCACAGACCGCGCTCAGGTAGTGGAAAACCCGCTCGCTTTCCCCGTCGATTTTCTCCGCCGGTACATCGGCAAGCTGCGTAAAGCCTGCGGCCATTTGCAGCGCCCGCCAGTCGTACAGCTCCGCGTTGGTTTCCGCGATACCGGTCTTGATGGCGCGGCGCAGTCGGGCCGGGGCCACGGTTTGCTCCAGGCGCATCAGCTCGCGTACCCGAACCGGATCGACATCAGGAAAGAAAAAGGTGTTTTTAATCACCGGCTCGTCGCCCGCCGGGGGCGGGACAATCACCGTGCTGCCGTGCGGTTCGTTCTTGTTAATAATCAGCGTCATCATGACTACCTTTTAAAAGGGTGGGCGGTGGACGCCGGTGTCAGGTGAGGTTAAAAACCGCCTTTGCCGACGTGCCGCCCGGCGCGGGGCGCATTCTGTTAACTGGTGATTTTTTTCGGGCGGCCACGTTTCGCAGGCGTCGCGCTTTTCGGCTTACGCGCCCGCGTGGTGGTCTTTTTCGCTGTGATGTCAGGTTTCGGTCGCAGCTCGCGTGTCAGCCGCTCGATGTCCTTTTTCACGCCCGCCAGCCGGTCAAGCTGCATCGCCCGTTCCAGGTGAGCAAGGGCGTCGGCAGGCTGGCCGCCGTCACGTAACACCACACCGGTGATTTTGTGCAGCTTCGCGCGTACCGGGTCGGGCATGTCAGCAGTATCCGTCAGCGCAATCGCGTCATGCAGCAGCGCCACGTCGACCGGCTCACCGGCGGCCTGTGCGCGCATGGCGGCGAGGGCCACCTCCTCGGCGAATAAATACGCGGGGGTGCGTTTGTGTTTGCCCGGCATGGTCAGGCCATAGCGCAGGGCATAGCGGGCGATATCGAGCGCACCGGCAATGTCACCGGCATCGAGACGCCACAGCATGACCGTCATCAGAATGTCGTCCTGGTTGCCTTTACCCTCCGTCAGCACACCGCTGACCCACGGCGCATAGAACGGCAACAGCTCGCGCTTTTTCGCGGCCTTAAGCTCAGTCGAAAAAATGGTTTTTAACGTGCGTTGGTCTGCGGCCAGCTTAACCAGCATCTGCTCATAGGCGGTTGCATGGCGCAGCGGGTTGTCGTCCCGCTGCGCGGTGCTGATGGCCGAGACCCGCATCATGTGACGCTGTGCGGGGCTCGTCATGGGTTACGCTCCGCCGTTTTCCGCTGCGAATTTGCCGACCTTGACGTTTTCCACCAGGCAACCGGCGGCGTAGTCTTCAACCACGTAATCAATGTTCATTGATTCGTAGTTTTCCACGCGGTCGCGCTTCGGGTTTTCCGCAATAACGCGGCGGTGGCTTTCATCCATAAAGTAGATAGACAGGTTATCCAGGCGGGTGATCAGCATCGCGTCCGCCGGGAAGAACGGCACACGCACCGCCGGTAAATTACCGATGCGCTTCTGGCTGACAATCACGTCAGCGGCCAGCATTTCGGTATTTGCCTGGGTCTGGTTAACGAGCGGGAAATATTTATCGGCCAGCAACTGGCGGCCAACAATAACCACCAGATCGGGGTCTTCCTGATACCACGGCGCGATCAGGTTGTTGGTGGCATCCATCACCACCGCGTCGAGGTTGGCGTAATCACCGTTCTCACCCACGCGGATCACGGCAGATACCACCGCGCCCTCTTCATCGGTGACGTTGCTCATGACGCGGGCCGGGGCTTCACTGCGGTATTTCTGCAACCAGCCTACGGCGACATCCTGCAACATCGGGTTAGCGGCGCGGTCTGAGGTGGGCGCACGGCGTACACCGTTAAAGCCCGCCATGATGAAATCCAGCGCCTGACGCTTGATGATGGCGTTACGGATACGCAACTGGAAATCCTGAAAGCGCGCCCACATGTCAAGTGTCTTGTAACGAATGTGGAAATCGAAGTTGACCTGATCGCATTCGTATTTGTTGGACTCCAGTTGCGTAAAGTCCTGAGTCTGGCGCTCATTACCGGCAGCGGTGTCGGTGGTGCTGGCAATGGAGCCGGTCACACCCACGCCGACCTTTTCGCCCTTCAGTTCATTCACCGGCACGATGTTGATGCGGGTCAGGAAGTCGGACGACTCCTGCACGGTGTCCATCAGCGACTGCGTGACGGACGGGTTAACGCTGAATTTTTTGTCGATGTCGCCGACGTCGATACCGTTCAGCTCGGCGATGCGGGACAGGTAGGCATTAAATTTAAAGCGGGTTTCTTGGCGCATGGTGATTCCTGAAAAAGTTAAACGGGTTTTACTGCACTGACCTGATAACGCCGGTCAGCAGTTCGTCAGCATTTCGTCACCACCGCCGCCGGTGCTCAGTTTGCGGCGCGGCTGATGCTGGCTTTCGGTGTGGTCGAGTGAGGTTTTAAGCGCGTTAAACTGCTCGCTGACTTCCCCGGTCTGGCGGGTCACGTCCTGCTTAAACGTGGAAATGGCGATTTCCATTTCTGTCAGGCGCTGTTCGGTGGCGCTGAGACTGGTCTGGACGTGCTCGCTGACTACCGTCACCGCTTCATGCACGTCAGCAAAACGGGCGTCGTCGCTGGCCTGCTTACGGCCAAAAATGGCTTTAACGGTGTCGCTCAGTTTCGCGAACACGTTTTCCGGCTGGTCTTCAAATTCCAGCTCCGCCAGGGTGGCGACAGAAATCAGGTTTTCCGGGCTGGTTTTAAAGCGGTTAAGCGGATTGGTTTTCGCCGTGCGGCAGAATTCCAGGTATTCGGTGCCGAGACTTGCCGGATCGTCAGTTACGGCGAGGCCAACCAGATAGCATTTGCCGGTATTGGCAAAATTCGGCTGGATTTCCATTGAGGTGTAAACCTTCTGGCCCTTGCTCACCATGTCGACCAGGTTGTCGAGCGGGGCGATTTTCCCGAACAGCGCCCATTTGCCGTTAAGCGCGGAATCGTCTTCAATCTGTTCCGCCTTAAGCTCGACCACATCGCCGTAACGGCCAAACGCACCGTCAGGGTAAATACCGCGCAGGTGTTCGAGGTTGATACGACAGCCGTAGACGCGCGGGTCAAAACTGGCGGCCATTTCCTGGAGATCCGTGGCGCTGATAACGCGACCGTCGCAGGTGTCGCCCTCAACGCCGATACGGAAGAATTTTGAAACTTTTTTTGCCATCGTCAGGAGTCCTGATTGTTGGTGAAGGTTCACGGTTAGGTCGGGGTTAGTTTCGCGACACCGCCCCGCCCCCGCCATCAATCCCGGATGGCTTATCCCCCACACAACAGCGCTTTAGCGAATCGCTGACCGCGCTTAAGTAGCCTTGCCCTGAATCCATTAAGGCGAGGCATTCATGACCATCACCACCGACACCACGCTGTTACACGATCCACGACGACAGGCCGCACTCCTGTACTGGCAGGGCTTCTCCGTGCCGCAAATCGCTGAGATGTTGCAGACCAAACGCCCGACCGTTCAGAGCTGGAAGCAGCGCGACGAATGGGACTTAACCGCGCCATTAAACCGGGTTGAAAGCACGTTAGAGGCGCGGCTCATCCAGCTTTACGCCAAGCCGGAATTAACCGCGCACGACTTTAAGGTCGCAGATTTTTTATCACGTCAGATGGAGCGGCTCGCCAGGGTAAACCGCTATGGCCAGACCGGTAACGAGGCGGATTTAAATCCCAACGTGGCGAACCGCAACAAGGGTGAGCGCCGCAAACCGAAAAAGAACTTTTTCAGCGACGAGGCCATTGAGAAACTTGAAGAGATTTTTTTTGATGAGTCTTTCGAATACCAGCTTATCTGGCACCGCGCCGGGCTGGCGCACCGCATCCGCAATATCCTGAAATCCCGCCAGATAGGCGCGACGTTTTATTTCGCCCGCGAGGCGTTACTGCGCGCCCTTAAAACCGGTCATAACCAGATATTTTTATCGGCCAGTAAAACCCAGGCGTATGTGTTCCGGAAATACATCATCGCCTTTGCCCGTCTGGTTGATGTTGACCTGACCGGCGATCCCATCGTTATCGGAAATAACGGGGCCGAGATGCTTTTTCTCGGCACCAACTCCAACACCGCGCAGAGCCATAACGGCGACCTGTATGTCGATGAAATTTTCTGGATACCGAACTTTCAGCGCCTGCGTAAAGTCGCTTCCGGCATGGCCTCGCAAAAGCACCTGCGCACGACCTACTTTTCGACCCCCTCCTCGCTCGGTCACGGTGCCTATCCGTTCTGGTCGGGCGAACTGTTCAACAAGGGCCGCGCCCACGCCAGCGATCGCGTGGATATCGATATTTCCCACACCGCGCTCGCCGGTGGTGTGCTGTGCGCGGATGGTCAGTGGCGGCAGATTGTCACCATTGAGGACGCGCTCGCGCGCGGCTGCACCCTGTTTGACCTGGACACCCTGAAACAGGAAAACAGCACCGATGATTTCCGCAACCTGTTTATGTGCGAGTTTGTTGACGACAAGGCGTCGGTGTTTCCGTTCGAGGAGCTCCAGCGCTGCATGGTCGACAGCCTGGAGGTGTGGGAGGATTTCGCGCCGTTTGCCGACAGGCCATTCGGGCAGCGCACTGTCTGGATTGGTTACGACCCGTCGCTGCGCGGCGACAGTGCCGGGTGCGTGGTTATCGCGCCGCCACTGGTCACCGGCGGTAAATTCCGCATTCTGGAGCGTCACCAGTGGAAAGGGATGGACTTCGCCGCCCAGGCCAACGCCATCCGCGACCTGACCCTGAAATACCATGTCGAATACATCGGCATTGACGCGACCGGTCTCGGCCAGGGTGTTTACCAGCTTGTGCGCTCGTTTTTCCCGGCAGCGCGTGAAATCCGTTACACGCCGGAAGTCAAAACCGCGATGGTGCTGAAAGCCAAAGACACCATTGCGCGTGGCTGTCTGGAATACGACGTCGGCGCAACCGACATCACGCAGTCGTTTATGTCGATCCGCAAAACCATGACCGGCAGCGGGCGCAGCGCCACCTATGAGGCCAGCCGCACCGAGGAGGCCAGCCACGCGGATTTAGCCTGGGCGACCATGCACGTATTAATTAACGAACCGCTCAGTGCCGGCAGCGGCATGGCGGCATCTTCCATTCTGGAGTTTAACTGATGTCCAAACGAAAAAGCCGCAGGCCGCAGCAGTCAAAAGCGGTAAACCAAACTACAGCCGACGCGCCAAAAATGGAGGCGTTCACCTTCGGCGAACCCTCGCCGGTGCTCGATCGCCGGGATATTCTGGATTATGTGGAATGCATCAGTAACGGCAAATGGTACGAGCCGCCGGTGAGCTTTACGGGACTTGCCAAAAGCCTGCGCGCCGCCGTTCACCACAGCTCGCCGATATACGTGAAGCGTAACATTCTGGCTTCCACATTCGTCCCGCACCCGCTGTTATCGCAGCAGGATTTCAGCCGCTTTGTACTGGATTTTTTAGTGTTCGGAAATGCGTTTTTAGAAAAGCGCATGAGCGCCACAGGCCGCGCGCTGAAACTGGAAACCTCTCCGGCCAAATACACCCGGCGCGGCGTGGTCGAGGGGGATTACTGGTGGGTGCCGTCATTCATCCAGCCGCACCCCTTTGAAAACGGATCGGTGTTTCACCTGATGGAGCCGGACATCAACCAGGAAATTTACGGGATGCCGGAATACCTCAGCGCACTTAACTCGGCCTGGCTTAACGAGTCGGCGACCCTGTACCGCCGCAAGTATTACCAGAACGGCGCGCACGCCGGTTACATCATGTACGTGACCGACGCCGCACAGAGCAGTACCGATGTTGAGGCGATGCGCGATGCGATGCGTAACTCAAAAGGCCTGGGGAATTTTAAAAATCTGTTTTTCTACGCACCCAGCGGAAAACCAGACGGGATCAAGATTATCCCGCTCAGCGAGGTGGCGACCAAAGACGACTTTTTTAATATCAAAAAAGTCAGCGAAAGCGACCTGTTAAGCGCGCACCGCGTACCGCCCCAGCTTATGGGGATGATGCCGAATAATACCGGCGGTTTCGGGGATGTGGTGAAAGCGGCACAGGTGTTTGTGCGTAACGAACTGACACCTTTGCAGGAGCGATTTAAAGAGATTAATGACTGGTCAGGCGAGGAGGTGATCCGCTTTCGGGACTACTCGCTGAATATTGAAGATTAACGATATCGCGCCGCCTGCGGGCGGCTTTTTTACGCCCCCTTTCTGACGCTCTCCCGCGCATCCTCCGCCCCGACTGAACGAACCCGCCCCGGTACATTACCGCACCCGAAAAAACGCGACAGCGCCGCGCGCTCGCGGGAAAAATAATAAATTAAATACACGCTCCAGCGCGCAGTGCTATCCCCGCCTCGCCTGCCCGCTTTATATGTCGGTTTTCATGCAACTGCATTACATACACAAAGGCCCGCCGTTACTGGCGGGCCCTGATGAAAACGATCCTCAAACGATCATGCAAATTCATGCGTATAAGTCATGCATCGCCGTCAGGAGGTGGTTTAAGCGTAAAATCTTCATCAAATTCACCAAACCGCCTCCCACCACGGCCCGACTCAATCAGATACAAAATCCCATCGCTCAGGGATACAGGATGGTCAATTTCGTACTGAAAATAATCATCAAAAGTACGCCCCAACCAGTACCCGCCACCGCATTCGCGCGGACGCTGAAAAAAGACTAAACCGCCAGGCTCATAACGGGGTAAAAATTCGCCCCGATATACAACCTGATAATTTGCATCAGGTGCACCCATTATCTAACGCCTCGCGTTGCTCGTTGTTCAACCCTGCCAGCGGTAAAACCAGTTTTAACGCTGGCAGCGTTCGGTTACTGCATCCAGCTATCGTCTTGCCAGACGTGCTGTAAAATTTCCATTACCCGTTCTTTATCATCATCCAGCTTAACGCCGCTCAGCTCGATGCCGTTCGCGCTCCCCTTACGGATACGGATGGCGGTTTTTGGGTAGAGCGGGCGCAGGTTCCGGTAAAGCTCGGCTTCTAAAGCTTCGAGTGTTGACTGATTAATTTTTTGCTCTTTATCGATCATAATTTCAACACGCATAGCTCCTCCTAATTGGCAATATCCATCGAACGACCGTATTCATGGCTGCGAATTTTCGCCATCAGTTCATCGGTTAATTCAGAGACCCACTGGATCGCCAGGCGTTTCTCTTCGTCACTACAATCTGAGGCCGCTACAAGCTTGATAAAAAAATCAATACGCTGGAGTTTTAACGACTCCAAAAGGTAATCCTGCATTTTTCCTCCTTCCATAATACTGTATATACATACACTGGATACGCATACAGTATAGAAGGGATTTCAAAATGTAAAATCGTTTTTAAGAAATGTGCCTGTGCTCTACCAATATTTTGATTTGCTTCAGACATTTGACTTTTAGACGTCAGAATTATAGCGATGCGTAGATCCCAAACGATGCAGCCATGAATTGATGGTAGTCACATTAGAAACAGGCATTGTTTCCCGCGTTCTGTAAAGCGCACCGTCACTGCGGGCGACATAGAAAACACCGTCCAGCGCAATACGCTGACCAGCCAGCAACAGACCAACTTCTGTTTCTCCGATATTCCAGCCGATGGAGCTGGCAAATTCGCGGATTTTCTCAGCCCGTTCACCAGGCTGGCGCAATACCGGTTGCCGTTTGCGCCGCTCACGCCTGCGCTGTTGTTCCGCCTTAAACTCGGCGGATAGCCTGGCGGCAATCACTTTTTTTTCTTTCCGGGTCAGTGAGCTGTATTCCACCGGGATATCGTCAGAATCGTGGTCATTTATAGCGCTTAATTTTTCCTCACTCTCAACCGTTCGCGGCTCCCGCGTACAGTTATTGACAGAACTCCGAGGGGCGGCGCTGCCGCCTGAAAATTCAAAATCAAAACCGGAAGCGTCATTCTGTTTACGCTTCGGCACGATTTTGTACTGTGTGGTGCGGGTATAAATTGCGGAATCCGACAGCGCAAACGGGCTGTAAACGCCGGATATTTTGGACACGTCATCACCGTAAATATTGCCGTTCTCGGTGACTTCGTAACTCAGGCGGACGCGCAGACAATCGCGCGCAACAAGGGGGCCGCCCTGCGCCATGACATATCCCGCCCAGGTACTGGCATCAGCGGGCGCTCTTACTTGCTCAATCTCAGGATGAAGAACCAGCTCACGCTCACCGAGTCGGCGCAGCTCGCGCCAGACCGTAACTGGCGCGCCGCCAATCTGTTGAAACTGACGGATAGCCCAGCGCGAAGCCCAGGCGCTGACCCGTCGCGCCATCTCTTTGAGCGGCTTACCTGTGTCGTCATCGATATCGTCATCAAGCTGATAACCGTCGATGTTTTTGGAAATGTATTTTGCGATGTAGCCGGTGGCGCTACCTTTCTCTTTATCGATCGGCTTCATTTCAAAGCGATTTTCCAGCGCACCCGGCTCGTTTCCATCTTCCTTAAGCGCCTGTTTCTGAAAAATATCGGTAGCAAGGTCGATATTTTCTGGTGCCATAAAAAGCAACAGATGCCAGTGAGGGGTTTCATCATGGTGCGGTTCAGCAACACGGAATCCGAAAACCCTGATCCCGTTGCGCAGCCATGCCGCACGGGTACGCGCCCACACTTTACAAAGATATTTTTGAGTATCGCGAGGGGATACGTCGTCGTATTTGTCGTTACGCTTACCGTTATGTTGCATTGCGTGATATTTGGATGGTGCGGTGAGCGTGAAAAATGCCCCGGCCAGACCCATTTCATTGGCTATATCTTCAAAGCCACGCATCCGGGCCATTAATTCACGGCGACGGTTAGCCGGGTTTGCGGTACTGGCCGCCACCTTATCGATCAGAGAAAAGCGCTCGCCGGTGTCCTGGTCTTCAAGCTCCATCGCTTTCAGATATTCACGGTTAGCTTTTTTCTGCGCCGTCCACTCCTGGAGGCAGGGATCGCTACAGTAAGGGGCGGCTTTTTTGTGAACATATCCCGCAGCAATCATCAGGTGTTCGCGCCAGCGGGCATGCATACGGCGCAGGCGGTTAAGCCACCATTGCGGCGACTGTAGGCGCGCGACGCATTTCAGCGCGTCCTCGCCCTCCAGTTCTTCGTTGCAGTAGGCCATCCAGCCCGGCACGGCGGTATTCAGGTGTGATGCCAGAAACCCCATCCGGCCATAGGCGGACAGCGTTGAAAAATGGGGATCGGTGGTGCGCTCATACTGAAAATCGAACTCGCGCATAAACTCGCTTTGCAGAATGTCAGCAAGACTATGCGCCAGGCGTTTCAGTTCTTTTTTACCGGCCCACAACAGGCGGAAAAACTCATTACGCAACGGCATCAGGGCCGCCGGTAATGTCGCGTTCGGTAGATAACGGTCATTAACATGGTCGATACGGGAAAGGACATGACGCTCAAAGGTATTTAACAGCCAGTTATCGGCGGCCTTTTTCCCTCTGGCGTCCATCTGTTCCAGTTTTCGCGCGTAGAAGCTGCGGACGTAATGAGGCAATGAAGCCAGACGGCGGCGAACCGCCTTGCTGCGGTCTGGTTTTTCATCGGTTTCCGCCAGTTCCATAGCGGATAAAAACTTACGCTTACCGTCAGGCGTCAGATAACGTATCCCGCGCTCGCTGTCGTCAGCCTGATAAGCTCCGACAGCTGCGCGGGGGGCGTTCCATGCGTAAGGGAATACGGTGTCAGTCATTTACAAACGCACTTCAACCGTGCAATCCCGGTCACTGGCTAAATCAATTCCGAACCACGCCTTTTGAGCCGGGTAACGGGATACGGCGATAACTTCCGGCGCGGTTTTGCTTTCACCGGCAGCAACACCCAGACTGCGGCGGGCCGTGATGCGGTGGCATACAAAATTGCGATACAGGGAACGGGTTAATGATGTGTCGCTGTTGGATACGACGACCGGGTAACCTTCTGATGAACGGCGCTCAAGAATGGAGGCCAAGCTACGCTGGTCAGCTTCAGTAAAACCATTTGAATGATACCCGGTAAAAACACCGTCGTAAGGCGGATCGCAGTAAATTACGTCGCCCGGCAAGAGTTGGTTTAACGTCGCTTCATAACCAGCACAAATGAAAGTTGCGCGCTTTGCTTTTTCTGCAAATGCCCATATTTCAGCCTCAGGAAAATAGGGCTGCTTGTAATTTCCATACGGTACGTTAAAACCACCGCTTTTGTTATATCTACACAACCCTCTATAACAATGACGGTTGAGATAGAGAAACGCTGCGGCTCGCCAAACCTTACCGCTCGATTTGCCATAATTAAAATGTTGCCGTATACGTCTGAAATCATCTTCGCTGTTTTGTTTAAAGAGGCCCGCAATAATCATAATGAAAAATTCAGGGTCATCTTTAATCTGCTGGTACATATTGATCAGGTCTGGATTAATATCCGCGACAAGATAATGAGGATAGTCTGCTGCCATCATTACAGCGCAGGAACCCGCGAACGGTTCAACCAGGCGCGGGCCTTTTGGCAGATGCGCTAACAGTTCCGGCATCAGATCGGTTTTATTACCCGCCCATTTCAGGATGGTGCTCATACAGCACCCCCATGAGCTAAAGCCTTAACTATGCCCAAAGTCATTTTGCAATCTGCTAAAGCACGGTGCGCCTGACCTTCTACTCTCACCCCTTCATGCGCAGCAGCATCAACTAACTTGTGCCATTTATAACCATTAAATCGCCCCGGTTCGCCGCGATGCTCTGCATACAATTTCATTGCACACACAGAATGAAAGGCGAGCATCCACGGTGCCGCATCTGAGCTACGGCCATTTATCGCGTAAGTCTGCTTAATTAGCCGTATATCATAATCGGCGTTATAAATAACAAACCCAAACCGTCGAAATAGTTCTTCCACAGCTCCGCATATATCAGTCCAGGCAGGAGCAAAAGCCACCATTTCATTAGTAATTCCATGAATGGCTATCGCCTCATCAGGAATAGGCTTTGTTGGCTTAATAAGAGTATTAAGCATAATAAATCCATGACTATCGATAATGCATATTTCCACTATCTCCGCATCATCTCCCAGCCCTGTGGTTTCGGTATCAATGAATAAATACCCCTCATCAAGCCATTGATGCGCGCGCTGGCTAATTTCCATCTTGTTGGTATTCATACAGCACCACCTACATAATGTTTGCCTTTCAGCTCTGTAATTTCCTGACAGGTGACGCACAACTCCACGCCCGGTACGGCGATACGCCGCGCTTCCGGGATGGATTCGCCACATGATTCACACTGGAAACGGGAAACCGCAGCGCTGCGGCTGCGGGCATTAAGAATCAGGCGCTCGCGTTCTTCGTGCTCGCGCTGTTGAGCCAGATCGATAGAGTCAGCCATTAGTGCGCCTCCACCGGTTTTACGCGGCGACGGACTTCACTGTCGGCTAAATACAGATCGCCAACATCATCAGCGCCGGTGAGGCCCACGAATTCATCAACGATAAAAACGCATACCCCTTTCGCCAGACGCTCGATAAATTTGCCGTGATAAACGCTACGGGAACCGCGCGGCGTCACGGTGACACGCTGGCCGGGTGTTAGTTGTGATTCACGCATTAGTGAAGCTCCTGAGATTCGTTTTCGTAGCGAGCAGCCTCACTGCGCAGCAGCTCTGCAACCTCAACACAGCTCATCCGTTTGTTGGTGATGTGTATCGCGATAGCCTCAAGCCGAATTGAAACAGCGGCGGCGCGGGCTTTGCGCTCCTCTTTTTTGGCTATATCAATCACAGCCATAAGCGGATCGCTTTCGGCTTCTAATTTTTTAAGTAATTCTTGATGCATATATTTCTCCTGATTTCGGGCAAAAAAATGCCCGGCGGGTTTACGCCATTAATTTCTTTTGGGTTTAGTTACTCAGGTATTACACATTCATGAAGTGAAATCCGTCGGGGTAATATTTCGCCCCAGCGCGCTATTTCGTTCATTGCCTTGATAATCAATAAACGACGATTGCGATCAAAATATTCAAATGGTTTTCCGACCTCATCCTGTCGGAAGGTTCCCGGCTCATGCCGGTTAGCCAGAGTCATAACGACAAACTTAAAATCATCATTAAGCTTGTTGAAATTACGCAGGGCGCGATTTTCTGTCGCTTTTAGTTTCTGATGGAATTGCGCGAAACACTCCTCGCCCGTCATTTTTTCCGGGGCGTCGAAACCAGCATTATTAAATTGCATCGCACCCGTTTTAATTGGCGCGGATATAGTATTTTTGTTCATATCGCATCCAGAAAAAGCGCAAAATTCGACGGCTAATTGATACCTTAGCCCCGCTGTGTAATTCATTTAATAATGCTGACTGGTCGCGGCTTGGGTGCCAGCGCTTGCCATCCTTACCCATAATCCAGCCGTTGCCGAAGTGCATTGATGGACTCTGACGAACCAGCAGCGAAGCAAGTGACGGGCCGTTATCCATTGCCATTCCCTCACATCAGACCAAAGGAAGCGCCGAGACCGGTCATAGTATCGACTGTGCTGGACATTGCCGGGTTGGCCTGGATACGCGCGTGGATCGCCAGCGCAGATAGAGAAAGCCAGCGGATGCCGGAATTAACACGATCCACCATGCCAAGACGGCGGGCACGTGTAAGAGGCTCGCTGGACACTGCCGCGGTCGCCAGTTCACCAAGATCGCCCATAGCTCGCATGACATACGACTGCAATTTCTCGGGGGTCAACTCGTTAACCGGCACACAAGGAAGACAATGAATCTGCGCCAGAAAACCATCGACAAGGATTGAGTCCTCAGTCAAATCGGTTAATACCCAAATTTCACGCGGCGTTAGCTGATGCGGTTGGTCAGGAGTGAGCTTGTTACGCAAAGTTTGAGGTTTAATATTTGCCAGCTTTGCCAAAGCCGTGATGTCGTGTCGTTTAGCGAACCCCCGGCAAGCCTCATCAAAGTGAGGATGTTTAGAAACGCGAAAATCAAACATGCTGCAAATCCTTTTATGTCTCAATATTGAACTTAAGCACCGACTGTGATTTTGAAATTCGAGTGTCCTAAAGAATCACGCATCTGGTCTTGTTTATATTTAAGATAATTAATACGGCTCCGAGCATGACCTTCAACCTTTTTAATCAGGTACTTACCAAGCTTCCCCTGATGCGTCCAGGCATAGACCGTACTACGCGCTATGCCCTCCATATTTGCGAACTCCTGAGGAGTAACAAGCTCTCTCGGAATTGATACTGAAATCTCTGTAGCCATAAGTTAATATCTTCCGGTTTATCTATCGGTTTTGATGAGTTTTGATGAGTTTTGTTTTATTAACAAAAACTCCCGCATCGAGAACACGATGGATATTACGTTCTCATAAAATAAACGTCAACGGGATAATTTCATGTTAGGGATCAAAATAGGTACCGATACAGGAGGTAAGGAGGCCATTCAGAGGCTCATAGAAGCTTATGGCTTCACTACGAAGCAAGCTCTTTGCGATCACCTCCACGTATCTAAAAGCACGATGGCAAACAGATACTTAAGAGACAGCTTCCCTGCTGACTGGGTAATTCAATGCGCTTTGGAAACAGGAGCATCATTGCTATGGCTCGCCACAGGGCAAGGGGAAAGCTTCCCTGATCGGGACTCAAAAAAAACATCTCGTAATGAGACCTTACCGACAATAAAACACCTGCAAGATATCGTTGCCCCTTCACTTCCAAAATTCGTGTTAGCAAATGGGGAAATGCATCTAAGCGGCCAGATAATTTTTGATAGCAGCCTCATTCCCAGCCAGGGGAAGGACATCATTTTTGTACAGACAGATAGAAATGAGTTTCTTGTTGATGAGGGCCAGTCAACCATTACTAACGGATTCTGGTTAATCTCAATTGATGGGCTTATTAGTGTTTCAAAGTTAACTCGCATACCTGGCAATAAAGTAATTGTTTCAGATTCAGAAAATTCTTTTGAATGCGCGCTAAGTGATATTGATATCAAAGGCCGTGTAGTTTTGACCCTATTGAAGAGTTGAACCTATGACAGTCAGAAAACTTTCTTCCGGTAGATGGCTTTGCGAGTGTTACCCGAACGGGCGAGAAGGCAAAAGAGTGCGCAAACAATTTGCTACCAAAGGCGAAGCTCTTGCTTTTGAAAACTTCACTATGGATGAAGTCGATAAAAAACCTTGGCTTGGTGAGAAAGTTGATCGGCGTTGTCTCTCTGAAATCATTGATTTATGGCACTCCCTTTACGGTCAAACGCTAGCCGACCCTAAGCGACTAATGGCAAAACTTAAAATTATCTGTACTGGCTTAGGTGACCCCATCGCTTCAGAGATAACTGCCGCTGACTTTACCAGATACAGGGAAGCGCGCCTTAAAGGAGAAGTTAAAAATAGCGATGGCGTATTACTTTCTTCCGTAAAACCACGAACGGTAAATCTTGAACAACGGAATTTATCATCCGTGTTTGGCACACTCAAAAAGCTGGGTCACTGGTCAGCACCAAACCCGCTGGCAGGATTACCCACCTTTAAGATCGCAGAGGGCGAATTAGCCTTTTTAAATTCTGATGAAATTAAGAGGGTATTGGATGCCTGCGCTGACTCTAAAAGTCCTGATTTACTGATGGTTGCCAGAATTTGCCTTGCCACGGGAGCGCGCTGGAGTGAGGCCGAAAGCCTTCAAGGTCACCAAGTTACAAAATACCGGATCACTTATACGAAGACTAAGGGGAAGAAAAACCGCACCGTTCCAATATCGCCAGATTTTTATGAAGAAATCCCTAAGAATAGGGGCCGTTTATTTACGCCATGCCGAAAAGCTTTCGAGCGAGCCATTAAGCGGGCTGGTATTGATTTACCAGAAGGACAATGCACACATGTTTTACGGCATACCTTTGCAAGCCATTTCATGATGAATGGCGGAAATATTTTGGTATTGAGGGATATCCTTGGTCACGCAGACATCAAAATGACAATGGTATATGCGCATTTTGCCCCGGATCATCTTGAAGATGCTGTCACTAAAAACCCTCTATTCAATCTCAGATGGAAACGGTAAATTATGGCGGCAGAGTGGCGGCAAACAATCAAAACTCATAAAAACTCATCAAAACTCCTAGAATATAACCACCTGAATTTTAAACTAAATATCTGTTTTGTAAGTGTTAAAAATAGTATGTAGGAATTTCGGACGCGGGTTCAACTCCCGCCAGCTCCACCACTTCATGATCCGGATACGTCCGGTGAAATCCAGAAAGCCCGTACGGCATAAGCCCTGCGGGCTTTTTTGTATCTGTAATTGTCCGAGGACATCCGGCTAAATCCGGTGATTATTGGTATACGTTTAGGTATACGGTAGGATGTATACCTAAAACCGTATACCAATTCATGAAGGAGCGGCCACAGTGGCACGGACAACACGCCCCCTGACTAACACCGAAGTTTCACGTGCTAAAGCGACAGATAAAGATCTGACGCTGCATGATGGCGACGGCCTTTTTCTTATGGTGAAAACAAGCGGCAAAAAGCTATGGCGCTTTCGCTATCAAAGACCAACAACAAAGCAGCGAACAATGATGGGGCTCGGTGCTTTCCCCGCCCTTACACTTGCTGATGCCCGAGGGCTAAGAGCTGATTACCTTGCCTTATTAGCCAACGGAATCGACCCGCAAATTCATGCTGAAGTTGCAGAGGAACAGCAGCAAATCGCTCTGGACAGTATTTTTTCGACGGTCGCCGCTAACTGGTTCCAGCTCAAAAGTAAAAGCGTTACTCCAGATTACGCAAAAGACATTTGGCGCTCATTGGAAAAAGATGTATTCCCTGCCATCGGTGAGATTCCTGTACAGCAGATCAAAGCCCGAACATTGGTTGAAGCGCTTGAGCCAATCAAAGCTCGTGGAGCTCTTGAGACTGTACGTCGACTAGTGCAGCGCATTAACGAGATAATGATTTATGCCATAAACACTGGTCTTATTGATGCTAATCCAGCATCAGGTGTTGGAATGGCCTTTGAGAAGCCCAAAAAACAAAACATGCCAACACTTCGACCAGAGGAATTGCCAAAGCTGATGCGTTCGCTAGTCATGTCAAATCTGTCTGTTTCGACTCGCTGTCTAATTGAGTGGCAACTCCTGACCCTTGTGCGCCCTTCTGAGGCCTCTGGTGCTCGGTGGGCAGAGATCGATCTCGATGCCAAACTCTGGACGATTCCCGCCGAACGAATGAAGGCTAAGCGTGAACACATTGTTCCTTTGTCACTACAAGCATTGGAAATTCTGGATGTGATGAAACCTATCAGCGCACATCGAGAACATGTTTTTCCCAGCAGAAATGATCCAAAACAGCCTATGAATAGTCAAACGGCCAATGCTGCACTTAAGCGAATAGGTTATGGTGGAAAATTGGTTGCTCATGGGCTACGTTCTATTGCCAGTACAGCTTTAAACGAGTTTGGTTTCAATTCAGATGTAATCGAAGCAGCATTAGCTCATATAGATAAAGATGAAGTGAGAAGGGCTTATAACCGTTCAACTTACATCACGCAAAGATTTGAGCTAATGACATGGTGGGGAGACCATGTCAAAAATAGAGCCTAATGACATCTTAGGCTTTATTATTACTTAGAAATAATAATTTTTGGTGACTCTGGATTAAAGTCAAAAGTTATATCCTTTTCTTTTTTATCTCCTTTGGGAAGTAAATAACTTAAATCCAATGTCACCTCTTTTATTTCATTCCATCTTTGAGGATTTGCTTTTAATAAATTCATTTTAATAAAGTAATATACCAAAGCAGGTTCTTTCTTTACCGGACTATTAATATAAGCCTGTTCCATTTCATGGAAAACCTCATCACTCCATGGAACCTCAGATAGAACAGTTTCTCTAAAATGGTTCATATATGCAACAACTCCTGAAGCGTTTTTAGATTTTGCAAAAAGGTCGCAGGCAATCCCGTAATATTCTTTACCTAGTTCGAATCTATTTGTCCTGTAATGCAGAAGACCTAAATTAGCATTGGCATGTGCTACAGTGTTCTCATCACTTATACTAGCAATGTTTTTAAGTGTTTCTTCACATTCTTTAATTGCATCAAAATCGATATTTTTCGAATCATTACCCAGCAAGCATATTTCAGAAAATAATTTATTTAAAATCAACGTTTCATCATGCCTATTTATATTTAAGCCTTTAAGCGCGTACTCAAGACACAATTCATAGTTATCTAAAACAGACAGTAAATAAGTTATCATTATTGCTGGCTGGACAGAGTATGACTCATCCTCGAACCACTTGATGCCAAAATTTATTGCAGAAGGCAGATCATAATTATAATATTTCTCCCACATTTTAGCTTCGTATGCCCCTTGATGGCTAAAAAGCATTTCGCTATTTACAAGGTTAGATATGTTTGCATTTCTTTCAGCCCATTTTGCTTGTGCTAAGGAATTATCATTAGGTTTCCGCAATGAGCTAACATACAATTTCCTTGCTTTTTTTAATGCACCATTAGATAGTTCCAGTGTAGCAATAGAACTTTCTAGTTCTGTAAGATGCATAGGCGTGAATCTTTGAGATTCTATAATCTTTCTTGCATGCGATACCATTTTCAATGGCCTATTAAAGCTTTCTGAAACTGCTATTTCAGCAGATAACAGCCATGGATCCTCTTTTAACATTGGATGTTTGTTTAATAAATTATGGGCTTTGTCGCTTTGACCATTATTAACATAAAATCTTGATGCAACCCGTACAACCCAACGATGCGTTGGGAGCAGATTAACTCCGGTCATAATAGCTTTCTCAGCGGAATTAATTTTTCCTATCGAGACATAGGCTCGAGCTAGATCTAACCAGCTTAATGCATCTTTTGGATTATCAGTTAACCAATTTCTTAGGACTGAGATGATTGGTTTATGATTTTCTGAGTGTGCATTATCATGTTTACCACCCTTGAGAATAAATTTTGCAAAATGTAATATTTGCGGTGGCAAATCAAAACCTTGTACGATGTATCTAGCCGCTACTCTAGCTTCAGCCTCTCGATTTTCAATAAAAGCGACATTCAACAATTCAATTGCTGCGCCTAAATTCTTGTCGTGCGCGAATATCTCATATAAATGATCCGTGTTATCATGCAATGAGGAAACATATCCGTTTTTGAAAGGCTTAATCTCAGGTGATTTTAGAGAGTCAATAGACTTCGTCCACTCGGGTAGCAACAATCTTTCTTCTTTATCAAATAAACTCATTTTGCTTCCTTTCTGTTACTAATGCCAAAAACTTTTAACTTCTGAATTAACAGGTCGAATTGAGTAACTAGTCTATCTAAACCAAGCTCTATTTTTGCAATTCCTCCACTTTTAATCATACCTCGACTTTCATAACTCGGATGACTACACTGCATTACAATACTTTTTAAACCAGAGCCCAACCAATCGGGATGAACGCCATCAAACACCTCTAAACTTTGTAGGAATGCTTTTTCAAGATAAGGTAGAGCAAGATCATATTGGTTTCCCTCACCACCCCAGCGATGTGGTGCAATTTCGGTAGGAACAAATTCCCTCATGAGACTGTTAACTGTTCGTCCGGTGAATAAAAAAGCTACTATAGATCCTAATTGGTAAATATCGCACCGCTGTCTTCTATTTACCCATTCTGGAGCAATAACACCATATAATTGTTCAGGAGGTGCGTAATTTTGATCTCCTGTAATAGGAAGACTGTCAAAACGATGTGGAACTCCTTGCAAACTTGCCCTGCCTAAATCACCGACTTTAGCATTTAATGATTCGAACACCATTATATTTGAAGGTTTCAAATCTTGATGCGATATATTAGCAGAGTGCAGTTGCCTGATGCCTAATGTAACATCCTTAAGGTACCCTAACTTCATAGCAATACTTATATCCTTTGTTCTTTCGACATACATTCGTATATCTCCAGACTCCGCTAATTCCATTATTAGGTAAGGCACTGCTCGTCCATCTATAGCTACCTGCCCCTTATTAAGGACTTTGATAACATTCCGCATTCTTTTTTCTATACAGATTTCGTTAAGTTTATCTTCAAATTGATAATCAGAAGTAAGCGCTGACATTATTTTCATAAAGTCATGCCCTTTAGCTAAAGCTTCTTGCATCGTCTTTTCAAAATCAAAAGCTTTTAAAAAAGCTATTTTTCCTGTGTATTTATTTTTCACCTCATATGAAACAGAAAAATTACCACCGGTGCCAAGACCTGCTTTTACGCCTACTGGTAAAATTTTTTCTACAATCCATTCACTATTTAACTCTAGGCCGACCATTTTATTAGCTGGAGTTGTGGTAGTCATTTATAATTCCGTATAGATATAAGTAGTTTGTTTTAACAACCTAAATAACCATGCTCAATCACTAAGATTAAACCATTGTGGCATAAAATAAAAAAATAAATAAAATTATAGCCATCAATAACTTATCATAAAAAGAGCGATCCATATCTAAATTCTACATATTTTTTCTATTCGTGATGTACTTACATATTCGTCTTAATGATAATGATTAAAAAACAAATTATAACAATTCTCATTAACTCCTATGTGATCTGAATTGCAAAAATGCCTTTAGGCCATAGCGCGCAATGCTATCCCCGCCCCGCCTGCCCGCTTAACGGGGCGTTTTTAATGCAGGTGCATTAACGGCATCAGGGCTTGCCAGTACTGGCGCTGGCGGGGGATTCAGTGTCGGCGAAACGCATGCAAAACCATGCACCTTATGCATGCATGGCTTTTTGCGGGAAAAAGGCGGGATTTTCGGGAGAGGGTTAACGGTTCTGATGCGCGACCAGTTCTGCGCGCCGGTGGGTGTAATTCAGGTTCTGAGCTGGTGTGAATTTTTCACGGTTATCATCGCGCGAAGCCGCGTCAGGCCTGAATCCGATGGCCGTTAAAATGTCATTATCCTGCGCCGAATAATTAATTTTTTCACCGGCGACCAGCCAGACCTGTAGCGCCTCACGCAGATAATCGAGTGAATGCTGCATGGCGCAGTGCTGAACGGCGGGATGCTGGCCGGAGTAATTCATCAGCTCCGGGGCAAGGGCGGCGGCCAGCGCCGCGCCGTGCGCCTGCATAAAATCATTCAGCCGGTTGCGGATGCTGATGCGCTGCACCTCTTCATGCGCACGGATATAGCGACCGGCAGCCTGGTTAATTTCCCACTTTTTCACGTCGATAATGTCGCGCAGCATTTGCAGGCGCTGGCCGTTGCGGTTATCAGCGGCAAGCTGTTCCCGGTATGCCTGTTCGGCCTGTGCAAGTTCAGCCCTGCGTTGCAGCCAGGCGGATTTGTCTGCCTGACAGGTTTCAAAGGCTTTCTGTAGTGTTGTCACGTGGGTTTCTCCTGATGGCCGGGCATGGTTACGCGCCGGCGCGGTTAACGGTGGCTGCCGGTTCGGGTGCCGGGATAGCCGGCTCTGTTGCCGGTGAACGGATGACACCATCCACGGATTCCAGCGTGCGGAAGGTCGCCGAACATTCGATATTCACGCACTGGTGATAGCGCTGTTTGACGTTATCGGACAGATAGCGGCTGGTGCGGGCGTGCGCACTGGTTTTGCAGAACGGACAGTGAAACATGCTTAAGCCTCCGCCTTTGTGCCGCTATTTTCAGCCAGTGCTTTAGCCAGCATCATTCGCTTCGCCGGGCTGTTCAGCAGCTCCGTATCCACACCGGCAAGATGCGGCCGGTGCATGCCCGTCACGGACAATACCGGCTCCTGCGTCATATCGAACTGGTACTCACTGCCCAGGCGGCTCAGGACGTCGCGCAGCTCTGCGAGGGCAGCAGACTGTGGTGAGGCTTCTCCCTTCATTTCAAGGGACCGGGTGCGCAGCACAAAAGCACGGACAAGCGTGGCGGGAACAGCGGCCAGTGCCTGCGACCATTGCGCACCGGCGTAAGTGGAGAGGGCGTCATCATATGCCGCGCGGTACTTATTCCCTGTGGTGCAGGCGCCGAGCATGGCGCGCTTACGGTCATTCTCCAGCTCGGCAATCAGGCCGGTGAACTCGTCTGCCAGTTCGCGGCTGGCGATGCGCCTGCCGTGTTCTGCTTTCATCTCAGGAGTGAGGTTGCCGCGCAGGCTGCGAAAACGGCTGCGCCAGTCCTGCTCTGCCTGTGTGCTCTCCTCAAGAGCAGCCTGCCGTTCCTGCTTGCAGCGTTCAATGGAGGTATCAATCTCTTTCAGCGCCTGCATACTGGTCGCGTGGGCGTCTTTTGCCGCAGTGAATATCGTCAGCTTACCGGCGATGTGCGGGTTGCTCTCTTCGGGCTGTCTGGCGACAGCATTCTGGCGGGCGTTAAAAACAGTTTCAGTTTTCATGTTCAGGCTCTCCGTGTGTTCAACCTGAAATGATTCTGCCCTTCATCAGACAACATCTCGATGTATTACCGTTGTGGCATTTCTGGCACAAACGACACTTAAAATCCGGCTTGCCAGAGAAAGGTCTCCGGGAAACCCTTCTACCCTTTGTTTTTTTACAGTTAACTGTTCACTACTGTTCACTTTCATAAAAAATAAAGCAATACAGTAAGTTAATGAGTGAGCAGTTGAGAGTATAACTGTTCACCGACTCTTCACTACTGTTCACCCTCTGGTTTTAATAATGACGACGGCATTTAGATTTTATTTCGATTAATACGGAGAGATATATAACCAGAAGAAATAAATTTTGCTGCAATGTAGTGCAGTGAATTGCAACGGTTTGCCAGCGTTTGCCATCGTTTTAGTTACAGAAAAGTCAATGTTAATCTTCGTGAAAATCTCACATGACCTGAGAGAAAATATAAACATAATAAGGAGCTACCCGAAGCCGGAAGGACACAACCGGCACTGTTTGGACTTTATGAGGTAGCCCGATGCACACCGCTTTTTCTTCCCCGTCTTCTGCCCCTGCCGCCCCAATGATGCCGGTCTCTGATGCCGTTCAGGAGCGTTTCATCCGTCTGCCTGAAGTGATGCATCTGTGCGGCCTGTCCCGGTCAACCATTTATGACCTCATCAGCCGGGAAGCCTTTCCGAAGCAAATCAGCCTCGGCGGTAAAAACGTGGCGTGGGCGCAGTCCGAAATCACCGCATGGATGGTCGACCGTATCGCAGCACGTGACCGGGGATATGACGCGTGATGATGGCCGTTCAGCAGACAGCCCCTTTTTCTGGCTTGCTTCCTTTCGCCGTTTCCAGGTATAGTTTTTCCGCTGTCGCAAAATCGGCAGCCGGGCGTAGGAACCCGAGTTACTTATTGGCGACAACAGACGCGCCTTGCGTCTTTTTTTATGTCGTTGCTCAGGCACACCCATTTTCCGGGCTGTGGTGCTTACACCCTAGCCCCTGTCAGATAATGGTGGTCCGGGCGGGGCAGCCTTCGGGCTGGCCGGTTTCCAATAAGGCCGGTATTCCTACCCCCGTCCGGGCCACCACCCATGAGTGTAGGAACTCCGGTGGTGGCGATAACCGCTACTTATTGGAGGCTGCCATTATGGCTACGACCCTCACCCTGTCTCACCCGCAGTTTGTCTTTGTGTTTGCCGCCGTTCGTCGTGCAGACCGCACACCCCGAATCTGTATGCTCCGCACCGTGGCCGGTGACGAGCGCAGCGCCCGCCGTTCCCTCGTTCGTGATTACGTGCTGGCGTTCGCTGGCCGCCTGCCGGTGGCGGAGGTATGCGCATGAAACAGACCACCATTACCACCCGTGACCTCGAATGCCTTGAGCATATGCGTAATGTCGGCCGGCTCGTCGGCGAGCTGATGCAGGTGCAGGACTGCACCACCGTGCGCCCTGACCCGGCGCAGCAGCTACAGCTCACCTCCGTGATTTATCTCATGACCGCGCAGCTCGACGGCGTGGTGGAGCGCTGCAACCAGCGCTGGCTCGCTGAGGAGACACGCGTATGAAGTCCGTGCTGCCCGCCGTGCTGCGCTCGGCCCTTTACCGCCGCGCCGTTGCCTGTGCCTGGCTCACCGCGTGTGAACGCCAGCGCCGCTACCCGCACCTCACTCTCGATGCGCTGGAAAGCGCCATTGCCGACGAGCTGGAAGGCTTTTACCTCCGCCAGCACGGCGAGGAAAAAGGCCGTCAGATTGCCTGTGCGCTGCTGGAAGATTTAATGGAGGCCGGACCGCTGAAAGCGGCGCCGTCGCTCTCCTTTCTCGGGCTTGCCGTGATGGATGAACTCTGCGCCCGCCATATCAAATCGCCTGTGCTGCACTGAGGGAGAAAATAACAATGAAAATGAACGTAACGGAAACCGTTAAACAGGCATGCGGCCACTGGCCGCGCATTCTCCCGGCGCTGGGTGTGAAGGTCATTAAAAACCGCCATCAGGCCTGTCCGGTATGCGGCGGCTCTGACCGCTTCCGCTTTGACGATAAAGAGGGGCGCGGGACGTGGTTCTGTAACCAGTGCGGCGCGGGTGACGGCCTGAAGCTGGTTGAGAAGGTGTTCAGCGTTTCTGCCTCCGAAGCCGCCGGAAAGGTGAACGCAGTAACCGGCAACCTGCCGCCGGTTGACCCGGTGGTGATTGTGGCCGCAGAGGCTGAAACCGAAGCCAGCCGCAGGGGGGCCGCCGCGCTGGCGGCGGATATCATGGCGAAAGTCCGCCTGACCTCCGGTAACGCCTACCTGAGCCGCAAGGGGCTGGCTGACCGCGAATGCCTGACGCTGACCACCATGCACAAAACCGGCGGTGTCACGTACCGCTCAGGGGATGTGGCTGTACCGCTGTATGACGAGTCCGGCGCACTGGTTAACCTTCAGCTTATTAATGCTGACGGTCTCAAACGCACCCTGAAAGGCGGTCAGGTCAAAGGGGCATGTCATGTCATCGAAGGAAAAAAACAGGCCGGAAAACGCCTGTGGATTGCGGAGGGTTATGCGACCGCGCTCACCGTGCATCACCTCACCGGTGAAACCGTCATGGTGGCGCTGTCGTCCGTGAATCTCCTTTCTCTGGCGGGCCTTGCCCGACTACAGCACCCGGCCTGCCAGATTGTGATTGCCGCCGACCGCGACCTTAACGGTGTCGGCCAGACCAGCGCCGCAGCGGCCGCAGAGGCCTGCGAGGGCACGGTTGCCCAGCCGCCGGTGTTTGGTGACTGGAATGATGCGTTTGTGCAGCATGGCGAAGCGGCCACGCGTCAGGCCATTTATGACGCCATCCGGCCACCGGCGCAGAGCCCGTTCGACACCATGAGCGAGGCGGAATTTACCGCCATGGGCGCCAGCGAAAAGGCGATGCGGGTACATGAGCATTACGGCGAAGCGCTGGCCGTGGATGCGAACGGCCAGCTCCTGTCGCGCTATGAAAGCGGCATCTGGAAGGTGGTATCGCCAGCCGAATTTGCGCGTGACGTGGCCGGGCTGTTCCAGCGCCTGCGCGCCCCGTTCTCATCGGGCAGAATTGCCTCGGTGGTGGAGACCCTGAAACTGATTATTCCGCAGCAGGCGTCACCGGCGCGGCGCCTGATTGGCTTTCGCAACGGGGTACTCGATACCCAAAGCGGCATATTCAGCCCGCATCATAAATCACACTGGCTGCGCACGCTGTGCGACGTGGATTTTACCCCGCCGGTGGAAGGGGAAGCGCTGGAGACCCACGCGCCGAATTTCTGGCGCTGGCTCGACCGCGCGGCCAGCCAGAACCCGCAAAAACGCGACGTGATACTGGCAGCACTCTTTATGGTGCTGGCGAACCGCTACGACTGGCAGCTTTTTCTCGAAGTCACCGGGCCAGGCGGCAGCGGGAAAAGTATTCTCGCTGAAATTGCGACCCTGCTCGCCGGGGAGGATAACGCCACGTCGGCCGATATCGACACGCTGGAAGACCCGCGCAGGCGCGCATCCCTGATTGGCTTCTCGCTGATTCGTCTGCCTGACCAGGAAAAATGGAGCGGTGACGGCGCGGGGCTCAAGGCCATCACCGGTGGCGATGCGGTTTCGGTTGACCCTAAATACCAGAACCCGTACTCAACACATATTCCGGCGGTCATTCTGGCCGTGAACAATAATCCGATGCGCTTCACCGACCGCAGCGGCGGCGTTTCACGTCGCCGGGTGATTATTCACTTCCCGGAGCAGATTGCCCCGGAAGAGCGCGACCCGCAGCTTAAGAATAAAATCGCCCGCGAGCTGGCCGTGGTTGTTCGCCAGTTGATGCAGAAGTTCAGCGACCCGATGAGCGCCCGCGCGCTGCTCCAGTCGCAGCAGAATTCCGATGAGGCGCTCAGCATCAAGCGCAATGCTGATCCGACGTTTGATTTTTGCGGCTACCTCGAAGCACTGCCGGAGCCGGACGGGATGTATATGGGCAATGCCAACATCATCCCGCGCCAGCCGCGCCTGTACCTATACCACGCCTATCTGCTATACATGGAAGCCCACGGCTACAGGAATGCGCTCAGCTTGACTATGTTCGGCAAGGGGCTCTCAGCCATGCTGAAAGAGTACGGACTGAATTATGAGAAGCGCCGGACAAATCAGGGCATGCAGACCAATCTCGCCCTCAGGGAAGAAAGCAACGCCGACTGGCTGCCGAAGTGCGATGAGCCCATAGCGAAATAACCTACTCAGACCGGCGATGCCGGTCTTTTTGAGACTGAAAAAAGCAAAAGTGGGCATTGTGAACAGTTTTGTGAAAAAGCCTCCTTTTAATGGAAAATAGCCCTCTGAACGTAATTTTATTAACCGCCTCCCCGATAAGTATCTGTTGGATGATAAGCGCATTTTATGCCCCGTGAGTTGCGAAAAAAAAGTATCGCCCTGATAGCAAGACCTATTAAAATTCCAAATTCGGAAGGAATGGTACCGTCAACTTTCAATGAGGTGAAATGTGTCTACAGAAGTGTGGTTTCTGAACTTGCAAAACCTAATAACACAGTTTCCAATCAAAGATATTTTCGTCAATGCAATAGGCAGCTTTATTGGCGGGATTGCGCTTTTATGGCTTGCGATGAGCAAACATGGCATTCGTTATTTAAAATCTAAACTTGAGCGTCCAACTGTGCGTATCGAGCCGCGAAAAACACCCGAGAATATATTTAAGGGGATAGACCTTGGAGCACCGGCCCGCTGGGTAGAACAGCAATTAGGTGTACCCACCCGGATTGGGGATAAATGGTGGGGATATAGGTTTTCAGACTCGTTAGTTTCCCTAAGTTTCGACTCAAATGATTCTATAGAAATCATTGCAGTAGCACTGATTGACAATAAAACTACTTTCGAATTTCCATCTTGGCACTTTGACTGTCCTTCCCTCGGGAAATTAACGCTAAAAAATCTCCTTGAAGAAGAGCACTTAACTTTGGAGTTTAACCAATCCACAAGACACAGTGAGTTGATAGTTTCTGGTAGAGAGGGGCCAAGAGGTGCGTGGCATTACATTGCCTTTGGAGCGCTATCTCCACATTACCCGGGGCCGTTACTGTCAGTTGAATTTGATTGGGATAATGAGAACAAGATTCTGCTTAGCAAGCCAGAGGATGTCAAAATCAACTGGGCAGCCATCTCCACTACCTCATACATAGATGGCTTCCCTTGGGATCTTGGACTTACTCACTAA